TTAAGAGCGTTGTGTTTGAACAACATTAAACAAGACAAAATGATTAATAAAAATATAATTTTAAGTGGAGGATTTAATTATGAAAGAATTAAATAATTATAATTGGCTAGCGGATAAAAATATTGCAGAGGAATTGGAAAATAAATATTCATTGTTGATAGATGGCATTGATATTTTACCTTATTACGAACAAGACAATGAAGCATTATTTAATCATTGTTTTTTAAAATTCCCTTATTGTTGCCCTTCCGATATGTATCATTTTTTTGATTATGATACACCTGAAGAATTTGAACAAAAAATCAACCAAGTAAGAATTGTGACTAAAGAAGAAATAATAAGTGGCGATTATGATATTGGTAATATTACCGAGTTTGACGTTTTACTTGATGATGATTTGACAGATAAAGAGGTAGAAGAAATCGTATTAAAAAGATTGGATAGCTTTAACAAGGAATAAAAAGCGATTTTAAAGGAGGATTAAATATGGAATTAAGATGGCATAACAGGATAACAAAAGAAATAGGTGTTGCACTTGTTACAGATAATGATGTGAAAATATTGCACATTGTTGGTTATTATCATTGTGAAGAAGAGGATTTCACTGATGACGAACTTGATGGAGAGATAGTAGAAGTTTGGAAACCTGTTAAGGAAGAGAGTGATATAGAGCACAACTTTAAGGTTTATGGTAACAAACTTTGTTGTCGAATATGTGGCAGCAAGGTTGGTTTTAAGTTTTATGATGACCAGTGGTGTTTATCATCTGAGGCTGAAGGAGACGAAGGTAAAGGGATTTGTCATACTTGTTTGGTTGAACATTGTTGTAATACAAATTGTTTAATGTGTGATTGGTATAAATATCCGAATTGCCCACATATCGAAACGAAGAAAATTTATATGGAGGAAGATTAATATGAAGATTCATGTTGTATCAGCACAAGTTTCAGAGTATCAGTGGAGGGCAATAAGGGCATTTTTACTTGAAGAAGAAGCTGATGAGTATGCAGAAAAAGTATACTCAGATGGTTGTGTTCGTAATGAAAGAGTTTTTGACACAAGAGTTGACGAAGTTGTTTTGGAGAAAAATATGAATAAGGAGGATTAAAGATGGCACGTCAATATTTAATAGAATTTTTAAAAGACAAAGATGAAGTTTATAGTGAATATTTCACTGGATTTTCAGAACAGGAAGTTAGAGAACAGGCTGATTTTATCGCAAAAGAAATATCATCAACAATTAGTTGGGATGAGATGAATATTATTAGAGTGGAGGATATTTAATATGAAAAAATTAAGAGTGTGGTGGATTCCACAAGTAGGTATTAAAAACACATTTTATGTACCAGTTAATACACTAGAGGACGGCAAGAGATTGTTAGATACTTTAGCGGCGTATGACATGTTTGAATTTAACAATAATGTTAAGCAAGATTATTGTAACAGTGGTGGGTTAGAAATATGGGACGAAGAGGAACAAGAATGGGTTGATTGGTATTTAGAAACTGACGATGAGTATTTTGAAGATATTGACGAGTATTGCGAATCAGATGCTTGTGAGCAAAAAGAAGAATTAGAATGGTTTAGTAATGAACTGTTTAGCCAAAATAAATAAGGAGGTAATGGATATGAAATGGAAAAGAATTGTTCCAAATGGCACAAAAGTTAAATTTAAAGATTTTGAAGGTAATTATATTATAGGTATCATTGATGCAAACGATGCAGATGAAACGGATTATTATAGAGATTTAAACTACTATGTTTATCCAATAGAAAACAAAGAAGATTTTTTAGAAAACTACGGTAGTCCGTATGCAATGTTATTAAGAAAAGATTTTAAGATTGTAAAGGAGGATTAACAAATGTTAGAGAAACAAAAAATCTATGATGAAATGTGTAAATTGCTTACAGAATATGAAAATGGAAGTGATATGGTAACTGAGTACGAACTTTACGATATGCTTGTAAAAATTCAGAATAATTGGGAAACCGTAATAACGGTTCAGGAGGGTTGATTATGTCATACGAACAACTTACCAAAAAAGAACAAGAAGAAATATTGATGATTTATACTCAAAAGAGAAATGTTTATTTGGGTTACAAGTGCGAAGAAGAAGTAGGTGGTCTTACAAAAGAACAATTGATAGACTATTCAGTTGCAACCGCTGAACTTAATAGTGTTTGTGAGATATTGTATGCCCTTGGTTTGTATGGAATTGTTAATGGGATATACGAAGAAAAAATGTTAAGAGAATCATTAAAGGAAGGTGTTAATTATGAACATTAAAAAAGGATATAAGTTATTTGAAATGAGAGATGATGGAAAACTTTTTCCACTCTTTATTGGTAAAACACAAGAAACACCTATGAACGAATGGGTAATGGCCGAGATTATTGAAGAACATAAAGGTTTTGCGCATAGACCAGGCTGGCATATTGGGGCAATGTTACCAAGTGCAGTATGGTTAATGGGTGCTGATGGAACTTATAGATCACAGAGAGGCAAGAGATTTAGAAGGGTTTGGTGTGAAGTACAATATGTAGCAGATGTTGATTACACAAGCGAAGTTGAGCAATTACCTAAGAAGTGTTTTGTGGACCGACTTCCAGATGGAGGCTTTTATAATTTTAGAGAATCTGGTAATCGATTGTGGGTTATAGCCGACCGTATTAAAATAACTCGTATTATTTCCGAAGAAGAACGCCAACAAATCTTGGCTAATATGGGTTACAACGAACAAGAAGCATTTGAGCCTTATAGACAAGCAATGGCAAGACGTATGAAAACTGCTTAACCCAGCAAAATGATTGTTGACAACATAAATTATTAATGATAACATAGTGATATCAAAGTGATATAAAAAAAGAAAGGATGATGTAAAGTGAGTAAAATTTATGGATACTGTAGAACAGCACAAGACAACGAGGAGGCAATACAAAAACAAAAACAAGAAATATTTGATTATTGTAACAAGGTAGGTTTTAAGATTGATAAGTTCTTCTGTGAAAGTGGTAGTGGGATGATGTTACACACGCAATTAAAAGAAGTAATCAATAATCTAAATAAAGGAGATATAATTGTAATAAGCGAAAGGTCAAGAATTGCAAGAGATTACTTTTTAGTTAAAACGGTTGAAGATGCAATTATATCTTGTGGTGCCAAGTTGGTTATCATCAATGAGATTGGTATAGACACAAACGCAATTGAAAATGTATTAAACAAAATTATTGAAAGTTATACAAATAGAAAGGTGGTAATATAATATGTTAAACGCACAAGAAACAAGAAGTATTTTAGAGGATTTTTTATTAGACTGTTTAAAATTCTGGTTAAGAGAGGGCAAAGATAATAGCGAAGCATTTGATTTAGCTGTCAGAGATGTGGCTTGTGTAACCAATGATCCGAACGAGCCATATGAGACTAAACAACTTGATGTGGCAACAAAAGAACAATTTATTAAAGATTTAAGAATAATTAAAAGGAAGGTAGTGTAATATGAACAAACAATATTTAAGCAAATTAAACGAAAGATTAGTGAACGGAGAAAAGTTAACTAAAACCGAAAAACAAATAGCTTGGGCCTACAGAGATATGTTAGAGTATGAATATAATTGGATTGGTTTTAGGAAAACAACGGATATTGACCCAGAAGAACTATCAACTCATATGTTGGCAGCAGATGTTGATGAAATTTACATCACTGAAGAATGGAGTGGGCAGCATATGAGTTGGTATAAAATGCAAGAAGCGGGTTTTAGGATGTTAAGTATGAGGTTGATTGATAACCCAAGATATCAACATGAGCAAATGTTCCGTGGTAAAAGCGATAAAGATAAAGAGATGGTAGTGATGGTATTTAAGTTAGCAGATAGGTTTGATGCAGACGACGAGTATGTGCCATCAGCAGAGAATGGTGATTATGGTCCATCTAATCCGTGGAACGCACCGGGAATGAGAATGTCAGATTTTATATAATATTATATATAATGTTTATATATTAAAAAGGAGAATTAGAATTATGTACAATATCAGACAACCAACAAAACTTTGGAAAATTATTTAAAAAACCCTACAAAATGATTTGACAAAACGAAAAAGATTATGGTAAAATATAGAAAATTAAGGAGAATAATATTATGAAAAATATCAAAAGAGCAAAAGGTATGGCAAAAACAACACGCACTGAAGGAGGTTTATTCCGTTATTACAATTGTAACCCACACCACAAACATACACCAGATTGTGTTATTAGGGCAATCGCAGCAGGTGAAGGTGAAAGCTGGGAAACAATATTGAGAAATTTAACAGAATATATGATTAAGCACGGCGATATGTTGAGTACACCTGAGTTGTATGGTAAGTATTTAAAAGATAGAGGTTGGGTAAAACAAAAACAACCTAAAACAAAGGATGGTAAAAAAGTTAGAATTAAAGATTTTTTGAAGACATTCAAAGGACAGGCGATTGCTCACGCTGGGGCTGGTCATGTTACCTATTTAAGTGAAGGGAAAGTGTATGATTTATGGGATTGTAGTGGAGATATCGTGGGTAGCTTTTGGACTTACGAAGGTGACAAAGACTAAGAGGTGGATATATGGAAAACGAAAATCTTTTAAATAGTTTGTATGGCACTTGTATCGCTCCAAGGCATTGTATTGGTTATTGCAAACACCACGGTGCATATATCACACCACAACAACTTAAAACCAAAGAGTGTTTACGCAAACAATGTAGGGCATTGGAGCGGCATGAGCATGTTTTTTGGAAGAAACGTGAATTAAAGAAAATAATTAAAAAACAACAAAGGAGCGGTGTATGAACAGCGATTACTTTGAATATAAAGGTATCAAATATGGGGTTGGAACAAAAGTGTTAGTAAAAGACTTATGTTACGGGCAAACTAAAGCTACATTTTATGGCTGGCAAGCATACGGAAGTTTTAGAGATTCTAGATTTGACTGTGGTATTAGTATTAATGACATTGATAAGAAAATTATTGAAATAATAGAACCAGTATATTGGTCGCCGACAGAAGATGTATCATCAAACTATGGAGAAAAAAGCAATATTTTTACTCGGTCAGGTAGTGGAAGTTGGCAATCAGATGATGAAATTACCTATGGGCTAATTTGGTATATAGTGATTATGTTAATAGGCACTATTTTTAACGATAGGTGGATTATATGGATAGCAGCAACAATAATATTTTTCAGTTGGAAACATAAAAAATAGGAGATGGTTAAATTATGATAGGAAAAATAGAACAAGAAAATAAAATTAGGGTAAAAATTAACGAAAAACTAAGTGGGTTACCATATATATTTAAGGCTTTTTATGATTATATGGAAAGTGATCAAAAATCTTATTCAACGATGAAACATTATATAGAGTATGTAAGTGATTTTATGGATTTTGTTACACAGGGTAAAAGTGATGGTGAATTTTATAAAAATGTTACAGTACCACAAATAAGAGAATATATTGTATCGCTTCGTAGAAGAGGTGATAATGGCGAAGAAATAAAAAATAGCGACAGTATTCAAGCAACAAGATGGAGTGCTATAAATACATTTTATAATTTTCTTGTGTTGGATGATTATATTAATATAAATCCAATGACTAAAACTAAACGACCTAAAAATAGAAAACAAAATGAAATAGTTTATCTTGAAAAAGATGAGATTGACCAAATTATAGAAAAAATCAAAGATGAAGCACAAGATAAAATGATTAATAGAGATATTGCGTTTGTTACACTCGGTATAACAACTGGGCTCCGTGTGGGCGCATTACTGAATATAAATGTGTCTGATATTAATTGGCAAACCAATGAGATTGAAACCGTAGAAAAAGGTGGCAAGACTAGATTAATTAAGTTTGGAGATAAAACCAAGGCAGTATTAGCACAGTGGCTCATGGACAGAAGTAGTTATTTTGAAAATTTAGAGACAGATGCGTTGTTTATATCACAATGGAAGCAAAGATTATCTCCAGAGGGTGCAAGACAGTTATTTAAAAAATACACAAAAGATTTGCCAAAACATATAACAATTCACACGCTTAGAAAAACCTGTGCAACACAATCTTACCTTGCTGGAGCAGACATACGAACTATCGCAGGACAATTAGGACATAGTTCACCAAACACCACTATGCGTTATGCGGCAGCCGTAGATAGCAAGAGAGATGAAATGATTAATAACCTAGAGAACAATCTCTTCTAACTTGACTAAGTTATTTTGTATTGTTATAATAAAAACAAAAACACTCTAAAATGAAAGGATGATGATGTAATTGTACACAACAGAGAAAGATATAGAATCTTTCGTAAAAGAATATCTAAGTTCAAAAATTACAATAGAAAGTAGTTTAAGAGCAATCTTAAATAGAGCAGTGGAGTATGAAAGAAAGTTCAAGAAGTTTTTCTATGAGTTTACAAAAGAAGAAGTGTTAATTATGTTTAAGGAAGCCGATTCGATATCGGCAACAAGTTTGTTGAACTCATGTTTAATACTTAAACACGCAAGCAACTTCCTTTTATTTACAAAAGGTAAAAAACTAACCAATATTTATGAAACAATTACCAAAGATGATTTAAAAACTGTCGTTAATATAGATAAGAAAAGTAGTATGTTAATTACGAAAGAGCAATTAACAGATATACAAAATCAATTATTAAACTACACAGATAGAGCAATACTTGAGTTACTGTTTCGTGGTGTTGGAGCAACCGATTGGGCACATGAATTAACATTTTTAGAACAAAAGCAAATAAGTAAACAAGATATGTGTATTTATTTTAGAAATGGTAAAAAAGTTAATATAGATCAAAATTGTTATACTATGCTTGTTGAATCGGCACGAGAAGATGAATTGATGTCATATAATAGTTCTCGTGTTAGCAAAGTGGGTTGTGTAGGTGTGATTTACAAGGTACGTTGTAATGTTATAACAGTAAATGACAATATCAAGGATCAAAAGGTTAAAGAAAGAAGATTTAGATGGATGCAAAGAAGAATGCAAATTATAAACGACTTCTTGGGATTAAATTTAACACCTTCAAGTATACTAGATTCTGGCTTACTTCACGAAATTCGCAAAGGTATGGAACTGAATAGCCTACCATTTAGAAAATATATTGCCACGCAAGAAGCTTGCGAGCTAAGTCAACGCTATGGTATTTATTCTAAATTTTATCAAGTTACCTTGGTTGATAAATTTAAAACTTATTTTGGAGAATAAAGGTTGTAAAATTCCTTTATTCTTACATATAACACTACAAACTAATTACAATAGGAGAACAAACATTCTGAAATTTTCTTGACATGTTTCGCCAACCAAGTTAAAATTATATCATAAAAGCTTTTAAGGGGAGAATTTATATAATATGGATAACTTTAAGACAAAATTTTTAGAGATCAGCAAAAGAAAAGCAAGAGTAATAATACAGCATATAATATTTGGGAAAGAAAGATATGACGTAGATGAACTACACACGTTCTGTGATGACAAAAATATCGGGGTAATAATCAAGAACCGTGAGTTGTATATCCCTATTAATGAAGTGACTACTTATTCTAATCAACAAAATATTTTTGAAATTTATTCATTTACAAAAAAAATTCAAATAATTTTACAAAATTAGTAAAAATTGCTTGACAAGTTCTTTCAATTATGGTATAATGTGGGTGTTCAATAGAGAACAAACTAATTATAAAGGAGCAAGCTATGGTGAAGAATTATGGAAGAGGTAAGAGTTAATGAACAGCTTTATCAGTGTGTCGAGTGTGGGTGCGTGCACCGTTCAAATATAGATAAAGTTGACGATTTGGGTGATGAAATTTATTATGGTAATTATTGTCCACATTGCAGAGGCATAACAAAGCATCTGTGGGTGGGCAAAAATGAAAGCGAGATTATAGAATTTTATGATCCCGTTTTAGATGAACGTTATTACACGACAAAATAATTAAAAAATTTATTATTAAAAAAAACAATTTATAAGGAGAAACAAAAAATGGCAAAGAAAAGATTATTTGATTTACCGCAGCAAAAAACAGAGTTCCAAATGAGAGGAATTGTAACAGGTGTAGAAAAGAAAAACTTTTTTACTAACAAGAAGACAAAGAGTGGTATGGACATGAATATGCTTAATTTTGGTATAGAGTTTGACGATAAACAAACGGCATATTTAACGCTCAATGGCATGGAAAGAGATTCAGTTTATTTTTACAATTCAAAAGACAAAAAGACGATTAGTGTAAAATGGGCTGATAGAAACAAGTCGCAAGCTGAAGGTTATCGCATGATAGGTGTGAATTTGGGCTTAGAAAGAGATGAAGAAAATGAAGGTAACATTAAGTATACAATGACCGAATATGATGCGGCAAAATATGCATCACAACACTTACAAGACGAAATGTCAGTATTTGTAAAAGGTAGTGTAGAATTTGATTCTTATACTAATGACAAAGGTGAAACTAAACGTAGCACGAAACTTATTCCGTCACAAATATCTTTGTGTAGCAACCCGGTTAATTTTGAAGAAGAAGATTACGAAGTGTTAGCTGACTTTAAGACAAACCTTGTGTTTGATAGCATCGAGCAAGAAAAGGACGAAAATGGCAAACCAACTGGTAGATTTATTGTTAATGCATTAAATGTAGGTTATGCTACTATTATTAATACTGAATTTATTGTGTTAAATGCCGAACTTGCGTCAAAATTAAAGAAAAACATGAAATCAAATTGGGCAATTGAAGCAACAGGTGTGTTTGCTAGCACAGTTCTTACCGAAACCGTAGAAAGTAATGAAGATGAATGGGGTGAGAAGAGTAGTTTTGATAGAGTAAGTGCTCCTCGTAGATTTGAGATGATTATAACGGGCTGTAAACCGAGCACTATTGACAAGGAAAGTTACACCGAAGATGGTATTGCTGCCGCAAGAAAAGCGATTGCAAACAAAGATAAAGCTGAAAAGTCTTTTGGTGAAAGTAAGAAAGATGATGATAAAGCACCTTGGGGCGATGATAGTGACGATCTTGAAGACGATTGGTCTTGAGGTCTACTAAAATGGTCGCATTGGGGTAGGTATTAAACTTACCCCTAACAATACAAACTAATTAAAATGTTAAAGGAGAATGAATAAATTATGAAGATTAGACAAGGTGGTTTAATTAAACCAAAATTAAATATGCTTTTTTATGGAGCAACTGGATGTGGAAAAAGTACACAAGCACTTGAAATTGCAAAATTTAAAAGAGAAGATGGAACACCATTTAGAGTTTGGGTATTTGATATTGAGTCTGGTGGTGCAGATGAGGTGCTTGAAGAACTTGAAAATAACGGAATAGACACGAGAAATGTTTTTGTGGCATATACACAAAGTCTTTCTGAAGTAGAACTTTATGTTAATAAAATTGCAAAAGGTGAAGAGTTATTTTTACTTGATGATGAAGGGGAAGAAACTGACGAAACTATTTTAGATGCATATGGTAATCCATTTAAACCAGATGCTGTAATTGTTGATGGTACGTCTGTCCTTAAACTTACGAATACACAAAGTTTACTTCAACTTTCACAAAAAAGAAATAAAATTAAGGCAAAAAATAACGGTGGTACAGCAGAAGAAGTTTATGTTGCAACACAAAACGCAGGACTTGAAATCAAAGATTACGCACAAATGAATTACGCCGGTCAAAGACTTGTGTTGTCGTTAATGGCACTTCCTGTACATGTTATTCTTACCGCAAGAGAAAAAGATGAAACCGTTTCTTCTAAGGATAGCAATGGTCAATTTACAAGTACTCCTACGGGAAAGAAATTACCAGATTCTTTTAAAGGTATTGATTACAACGTTAAAACAATGATTCGTATGTTTAGAAACGATGACGATGAAGTTTGTTATGCAGTAGAAAAAGACAGAACCAAAACGTATCAAGTTGGTGATGTTGTTGTAAATCCATCATTACTTGCTTTTGAAAATACTATTAGCAAAGGTGCAAATCGTAAAGCGTTTGCTATCAAAAATGACCTCGATGATGCAATCCAAAAGGATAGAACAATTTTTGAAAAAGAAGTTCTTGGTGATTTAGCTGAAACAGTAGAAACTACTACAAACAATAATAGCGAATCAGCTGATTCTGTCATCACAGAAATTAACAATATTATGAAAAATCTTTCGCAAGCCGACAGAGACAATAAAAAAGCAGCTCTTGTATCAGAAAACTTGCCAAGCTCACCAGCAGCTATAAAAAAACTGACTGATATAGCTACTTTAAATCAAATTTTAAATATCATAAAAGCATAAAACCATTGGGGTAGGGGGCAACCCCTCCCCAAATTTTTTGCGTTTAAGGAGGTATAGCAAATGGAACGAAAATGTGCTGAATGCAAACAAGTAATACAAATAGATAGTAATAATAGCAATCGAGCCATAATGTATGAGAAAAAGTATTACGACTATGAATGCTTCCAGGCACTATGCCAAAGACGTATGAAACGAAGTAATACTCGTGAGCAATGGATGGATATTTACAGTAAAATTGATCAGTTGGTCGATAACACTACAAATTACGTCAAAGAATTGGCCATTAAAGATGAGTTGTTTTGGTGGATATGTGGGCAATATAATGTGTCTCAGATAGATAATTTTACTTTTATGAAGCTTGAAAATATCTACAACGGAACATTTAAGGGGCAAGCGTATCCAATTAAGCCACAAGAACTTTTTGATGAATGGAAATATTGTATTAAAGACTTAAAACGAGCTAGGGCCAATAAAACTATGAACGGTAATGCTGAGATTAGATACGACCTAAGTGTGTTATTAAACTGGAATGCCGATTATAGAAAAGAAATTAAGAGAAGAGAAGTTGAAAAACAACAAGAAAAAATTGAAATTGAAAATAGACCAAAAATAGATTGTTCAAAACTATACAGACAAAATACTAAAACTAGTAATGAGTCGGATGTATTAGATATGTTTAATGATATTTTTGGATAAAATAAGGAGAATTGGGAGCTATGGATAATGAAATAGATATTTCTATATGTAACAAAAACGCAGAATTGTGCTTGGTTGGATCTTTGTATAAGGAGCCAGAATTATATGTCACATACGGCAATGTAATTCGTTCTAAATATGATTTTTCAGACAGTGCCACAATTTTTTTCTATAATTTATTTGAAGACTGTTATTTAACTTTTACACAAGATACTAATAATAGAAGCAAAGTTGACAATTTCGCCAGCCAAAACTCGGAAATATTTAAAAAATATAAGGCTTATGGTGGTTGGAAAATAATATCCGAAATGATGAATATTGCTGATAGTTCGGACTTTAAGAATTATTTTACTCTTGTTAAAAAGTTTTCACTATTAAGAGAGTATCACAAACAGGGATTTGCGGTTGATAAGATTATGTCATATAAAAAGTTTAATACAATGACCGCATCTGATGTGTATCGTTTAATGCGTAGCCAGTGTGATAAAATCAACACAAATATTTCCGTGGTGGATAACCCGGTTATTATTACAGAAAAAATGCCAGATTTAATTGAAAGCTTTTTATCTACCCCACAAATGGGCACACCAACTTGCTTTAAAGGATATGATGATTATTTCAGAGGGTTTTTACCAGAAACCATTATGTTTAGTGGCATGTTATCTAACGAAGGTAAGTCACGTTTATTATGCTTAATGTTATTGTACGCTGTTGTGTGCGAAGGGAAAAAAGTAATGTTATTATCTAACGAAATGACGGAGCACGCATTAAAATGTTGTTTAGCAGCTACAGCAATTAACAATGAATATTTTACAGCACTTCACGGCGTGCATATAAAAAAGTGCGAACGAGAAATTACATTGGGACAATATCACGCAGATGGAGAAAAGGATAAAGATCGTTATATTGAAAGAAAAATTGATTATTCTACTGGTAAATTTACTGAAACCGAGGAAGAGTTTAGAAATAGAATTAAAGCAACAAAAGAATACCAAGACGTTCAAAAGGTTATGGAATGGCTATCATCTGAAATGGAAGGTAAGTTATTTTTCCACGATATTACATCTGATTATTCTTGGGAAGCTATAGAATTTGAAATTCGTAGAGCGAAGTTGTTATATCAGTGCGACATATTTGCTCTTGACACAATGAAAACACTCAAAGAAGATTGGGTTGAAATGAAGTTGCTTGCAACCAATCTTGTACAGCTAGGTAAAGAATTAGGAGTTTATGGATATGCATCATTCCAACTAACTGACGACAGTGCGTTCTGTGATATATATGATTTAACTTCAAACAATATTGCTGCCGCAAAAGGTATTAAACATCCTGCCGACGTATTACTATTAGGAAAGAGAATTAGCAAAGAAGATTACGAAAAGTATCAAATTGTGCCATTCGAAGATGATGATACATGGGGAGAAGTTGTGTTGCAAGATTTAAATCCCCAAAAACAATATTTTTGTCAAAAGGTAGATAAAAATAGGCTTGGAGAAAAACCCATTTTGGTTTTTGAGGTTGATTTAAACTATAATACTTGGGTAAATGTTGGAACATTATCAAAGAGTGATAAATATACATATGGAAATAGGGGTAAAAAATAATGAACACTTATGTTTGTAGAAAATTATTTTTATATTATAGATTAACCGAACTTGGGTTTAAGCCCTATGCTGTTAAACCAGATAAGTATGATGTGAATAAAGTTGTATGGTTGTACGATGATTGCGAAGCAATTCGTTGTGCTGTTGAGAATTTTTATAAAGAAAAGTTAGGATGTGATAGTAATGGAAGTAACAAGACTCAAGGAATATTTATTGGAAAATGATAAAGTTGTTGATGTACTTGAAGACCTAGGATGTCATCATATTTCTAATAAAGGAACTTATATTACATGTGGGAATCCAGATGGGGATAATAAATCTGCAATCACATTATACCTTAATGAAAATTTAAGCGTCATAAATTACACTAGAGCTTTAATTGATACTAATAGAACAACAGATTTATTGGACTTAGTGGCTTATTTTAAAGGTTTTAATTTTATCGAAACCATAAAATATTTATGTGATTTTTGTGGCCTTGATTATTATGAAAAACCAGAAGAGCTCCCAGAATCTTTACAAATATTAAAGTTTTTAAGCTCAATGCAAAAAGAAGATGACAACGAAGAAGATGATACACCATTACAACCTATTAGTGAAAAGGTGCTTGATTACTACTTGCCATTAGTCAACAATATGTTTTTAGAAAATGGTGAGATTGATTACAAAACCCAACAAGAATGGGGTATTATGTACGATCCTGAGCAAAATCGAATTTTAATACCAATTAGAGATATGCTTGGAAATTTAATTTCTTTTAAGGCAAGATTATTTAAAGATAAAGTAGATGATGACGAGTTAAAATATTACTATTACTACCCATGTCCAAGGCGCAAATTGCTTTTTGGGCTCAATAAAACTATTGATTACATCAAAGAAATCGGTGTTGTTTATATAGGTGAAGCGGAAAAGTTTTGTATGAGCTTGTGGGCGTTTGGTTATAAAAACTCAGTAAGCACTATGGGTAAGAAAATAAGCCAAGAACAAATTAATATGCTAGTAAGGTTGAATGCAAGATTGGTTTTTTGTTTTGACCAGGATGTACAAGAAGATGAACTAAAAGAAATTGCATCACAGTTCCCCGAAAATTTACCAATATGGGCCATTATTGATAAAGATAATATTCTTGATGATAAAGAAAGTCCATCAGACCATCAGTCTAAGTGGTTACATTTGGTACAAAATAATATTTATAAAATCAAATAAAGAAAACAACATTGGAGAGTGACAGAATGAAATATAAATTAATTGGTAGCAATAATAGAAACGATATTGTTGGTACAGTATTACAGAATAGAGGTATCATTGATGTTGATGCTTATTTAAATTGCACAAGAAGTGAGCGAAAAGAAGACTGGAAGCTACTGAATGATATTGATAAAGGGGTGGAATTGTTTGATAAACATTTTCAGAATAGAGATAAAATGGTCATATTGGTGGACAATGATACTGATGGAATATGCTCAGGAACTTTAGCGTTCAAGTATATTAAAGATCTTGATAACGACTATCCAGTTGAATTAGTGGTTCACTCAAGGCAAAAAAGTCACGGACTTTGTGGAGATTTTGAACTACCAAATGATACCAAGCTTTTATGGATACCTGATGCAGCAACTAACGATTACGAACAATGCATTCAATTAATACAACAAGGTATCTCAATACTTATCACAGATCACCACGAGGCATCTGAAGATGGTTTGAAAAATATTAATGATGATAGAACTGTTGTAATCAATAATCAAACTTCCGAAAAATATCCAAACAAATCTTTCTGTGGGTGTTCCGTAACGGCTGAATTTTGTCGTGCTTTAGATGAGTTTTATTGGACCGATTATACAGATAGATACTTGGATTTAATTGCTGTAGCAAATATTGCGGATGTTATGTCATTAAAAGATATTGCTACTCGTAGAGAAGTAAACTTAGGGCTACAAAATATCAATAATAAAATGCTCCAAGAAATTATTAAGGCACAAGATTTTTCTATGAAAGGTATAGTTTCACCCTTTACTGTAAGCTTTTATGTCTCACCATTAATTAATTCGTTTATACGTATGGCAAGTGTGGAAGAAAAGGCATTATTAGTTCGTGCTTTTTGCGAGAATGAATCTGAGACTTTTGAATATAAAAAACGTGGAGCCACAGAGATAACACAAGAAAACATTTATCAACATTGTGTTAGACTAATGAAGTCATACAAAGGAAAACAAGACAGACAAAAAGACAAGAGTGTTGAAGCACTTCAAAAGAAGATTGAAAAAAACTTCAAACACGACAAAGTAATTGTGTGTGATTGTACAGATGAGTTAGATAGTGCTCTTACAGGCTTAGTGGCTATTAAAATTGCAGAAAAGTTTAATAAACCTACTTTGTTATTAAGAAGAATGACTGATAATCCAAGTGTCTTTGGTGGTTCTGGTAGAGCATTTAACTATTGTCCTATTGAGGATTTTAGAGCATTTGTAGAGAGTTGCCCATTCACAAGTCTAGCTCAAGGTCATGCTGGGGCATTTGGCTACGAAGTGGCAGCTGAAAATATCGAATTATCAAAACACTGGTTTAATGAACAACTTGCCGACATGGATTTTAGCAAAGTGTATACGGTTGATTTTGAACTTGATGCCGATGATATGGATTTCTTTATTTGCAAAGAAGTGGACCAATATAAAACACTTTGGGCCAAAGAAGTAGAAGAGCCATTATTTGCTATTACGGGATTAGAAGTTAACAACAAGACGGCTCGTATTTGTGGTAAAAACAATGACACCATACAAATTACTTGGGAAGATAAACCTATCAAATATGTACAATTCAAAGTTGGCGAAGGTAATCCGTTATACAATTGGTTAAGTAATAATTGGGATGATACAGCAACAGTCACACTTAATGTTATTGGTACTTTGGAATTAAGCACTTATGAAGGGGTTACGAGTGGACAGGTTAATATAAAAGATTTGGAGATTATAAATGAGTGATATTACATTAACGAGTAAGCAAAACGAAGGGTTAAAAATTAGCGTGAAGAGATTTAAAGACCACGAGAAGTATACTTGTATTGCCGGCTTCGCTGGCTCAGGTAAGTCTACGCTAGTGCAATTTATTATCCAAGAACTAAAACTTAAAGATGATGAAATTGCATATTGTGCTTATACGGGCAAAGCATCACTTATCCTTCAGAGAAAAGGTTGCCCAGGTGCCACTACGGCCCATCAGTTAGTATATTATAACCAAGAGTTGCCAGATGGTACTTTTAAACACATACCGTTGGAAGCACCAGAGAATCCTAAATTAAAACTTGTCGTTGTTGATGAAGTGAGTATGCTTGAAAAAGAAATGTGGGATATATTGATGTCATGGAATGTGTATGTTATAGCTCTTGGTGATCCCTTTCAAATTCCACCAATTCACGAAGAAAATGGTGTACTTGATCACCCACATATATTCTTAGATGAAATTATGAGACAAGCACAAGAAAGTGAAATAATTCGCTTGTCAATGGATATTCGTGAGGGTAAACCATTAAGTTATTTTAAGGGTAAAGATGTGCGTGTAGTGCCCAAAAATAGTATTGGTGATAATTTGCTCGTAACAGCAGACCAGGTATTGTGTGGTCGTAATGCCACAAGGTACGAGCTAAATAAACGCATTCGTCAAGCTATTTGGAAAGAAAAGTTTTCCAACGAGCCATTAAACGGTGATAAGGTTATTTGCCTTAAAAATTATTGGAGTAGGGGTAATTTAACTAACGGGACAATTGGTACGATAGACAATATCTACACAAGAGATAATAAACTATTTAAGCCACAAATGTTTGCCGATTTTCACACAGATACTGGCGATGATTTTTATTATTTACATATGGACCATAAAATATTTACAGAAGGCAAACCAACAATTAACCAAGATAATTGGATGATGTATCCAAATAAACAAGAACGACCTCTTGAATTTGATTTTGCTTATGCTGTTACAACACATAAGTACCAAGGTTCAGAAGCACCGAGAATAGTTGTATTTGATGAGTGGTTAGGTGGAAAAACAATACATCAGCGTTGGTTATATACAAGCTGCACTCGTGCAAGTGAAAAATTAGTAATTGCCTTATAAAAATTTCCAAAAAATTACTTCAATTTGCTTGACAACTGGAAATAAAAGGAATATAATGTATACAAAACAAAATGATTAAGGAGTAAACAAAATGATTGATTACACACGACTTGCAAATACAATTGAATTATGTGCGAAATATTATCAGCCAGAAACATTTGAACACTGTCTTCGTGTAGCAAAGATGTGTACACATAATGCTTGTATGTCTTTAGAAAGCAACAAAGAGGTTATTTTTCAAGTTGGTCTTTGTCATGATTTATTAGAGGACACTAATTGCACAATGGAAGAAATTGCCGAAGCTACTGGTAGTTGTATATCTTTTATTGAAAATGTTATTGGAGCACTAACTCGACAAAAAGATGAAACTTATATGGATTACATTCAGAGGATTAAAAATAATAATAATTCTTATTCATATATAGTTAAATTAACTGATATTAAAGATCATCTTATGCACGATGAAACCTTAACCGATTCATTAAAAGAACGTTATTATAAAGCGTTACCAATTTTATTATAAAACATTATATATGCAATTTGGAGGATAATTATGAATAATACACAGAAGTTTATAAAATTAGTTCAAGAAAATCCCGAATTGCCCGTCGTCCCTATGGTGGACTACGAAGTGGTAGCCGATGGTTATGGCTATTGGTTAGGTAAGTTTGGATTTTGTGAAATAGGTGAATATACTTGTTATAACGATAGGTTTTATGATGATAAAGTTTCGTTCAGTGAAGATTATTATAACGATACTTATGATGATGGTAGGTATGATGGTCTTACAGATGATGAGATAGATGAGCTAATTGCCAAAGAAACGGCAGATTGGTGGACAAAAGCAATTATAGTATATATAACGATATAAACACAACAAAGTAATTAGGAAAGGAGATGGTGGTATGGGCAAATTCGTTGACATGACAGGCTGGGTGATGAAAGAGCACGGCGTACCCGATAGTAGACTAACAGTCATTGAACGAACAGAAGATTATATAAGTCCAAAAGGATATAAAAAATCACAATGGATATGTGAGTGTAGTTGTGAAGAGCGTAATCAAATTATTGTTATGAGTAGTGATTTAACTGGAAAACATTGCACTAAGTCTTGTGGTTGTTTAAATAAAGAACGTATAAAAGACTTAGGTAAACAGAGTAAAAAAGAAAATAACTATATTTTTGACGGAGAAGTTGTTGTTGGATTTACTTCAAATACAAATAAAAAATTTTACATTGATTTTAAAAATTTTATTAAAATTAAACATATTTGCTGGAGAGAAGAAACACAAGATGGATTTAGTATGTTAAAGGGCTATGATCCACAAACAAAAAAGAGAGTTAGAATGCATGCTTTTTTAGGGTTTATAAATTATGACCATATTGACAGAAACGAATTAAACAATTTAGAAAGCAATTTAAGACCTGCTACACAACAGCAAAACACACAAAACAAAAGTATACAAAAAAACAATACTAGCGGTATTGTGGGAGTAAGTTGGAGCAAGAAAAATCAAAAATGGATTGCATATATTGGTTTCAATAACGCACACAAATATTTAGGTTCTTTTTATAACAAAGAAGACGCTATTGTAGCAAGGTTGTGTGCAGAACAAAAATATTTCAAAGAATTTGCACCCCAACAGCATTTATTTGAAGAATATGGAATTAAAACAAAAAATAAAAATAATCACAATAACAAGGAAGGTGACATATAATGAGTTTTATTAATCTTCACACTCACGATGCTTATGGTTCTCTTTTAGATTCAATTCTCACACCAGAGCAAATAGTTCAGTATGCTGTAGATAATGGTCAGAGCCATATAGCAATTACAAATCACGGATATATGTCATCGTTTGTAGCGCAAGTTAAAGCTTGCAAAAAAAATGGCATTATACCGATTGTAGGTAATGAGATTTATGAAGTTGACGATTATCTTGAAAAAAACGATACGAAAGAATATAGTCAACCAAGATATCATTTAATATTGTTAGCTGCCACACAAGAAGGGTTTCACAACCTACTTAAAATTGTAAGTGAAGCTTGCACAACAGGTATGTATAAAAAGCCAAGAATAGACCTTAATTGGATTGATAGCAACCATTACGGTAAAGGTATTGTTTGTTTAACTGCTTGTCAAGCTGGTCGTTTAAGTAGATATTTGTGTGACGACAAGGAAGAAGAAGCACTACAATATGTTAAAAAACTTCAAAGTATTTTTGATTATGTGGTATGCGAGGGACAAAGCCACTCAACAACAGATCAAGCCATAGCCAACAAACTAATTATAGATTTTGCGAAAAAGTATAATTTTCCATTTACTTGGACTACGGACGCACATATGTTAAACAACGACCAGCTAGAAACACATTCGATGTTTGTAGCAATTGGAGAGGGACGTGAGGCAGGAGAATCCTATATTGACTGTTGTTTACAAAATGATGAAGATGTATATAGAATACTTGGAGGTCAGTTTGATAAAGCAACTATTCAAAAAGGAATTGAAGAAACAACATATATTGCAAGTTTAATTGAAGATATAGATTATGGTCTTTCTAAAGAAGCAGTTATGCCAAGAGTTGATGTACCAGCCACATTTAAAAGTCACGAAGAATATTTGAGACATCTTGTTTTTCAGACTTTTGATGAAAAGTTCGGACATATGTCTTTAGAAGAGCAAGAAATTCGTAGAGATAGAATAAACAAAGAGTTACCTATTTTGTATGAACTTAACTATACTGATTACTTCATTATGCTTAATATGATTTCGAAAGAAGCAGATAGAAGAGGCTTGCCAAGAGGATATTCAAGGGGTTCTGGTGCAAATTGTCTTTGTTTATATCTTCTTGATGTAACTCAAATAGATTCTGTAAGATGGAATTTGGACTTTTCTCGTTTTGCCAATCTTGGAAGAAAGGGTAGTATGGCAGACTTTGACTTTGATATATCAAAAAAACGTAGAAAAGAAATTATTGAAATATCAGAAGATTTATTTGGTAAAGAAAATGTGGCACCAATGGCAACCTTTAATAGTTTAAGTACGAAAGTAGCAATTCGTGATATTGGTAAAGTACTTAATGAAAAAGAAGATTCACCTTATTTTGGACAAATTCCATATAGTTTACGCGATAGCGTTACTAAAATGATACCAACAGTTAAAACACTCAACGATCTTGGCGAAGAAGAAGAAAAAGATGTGCTTCTTAAAGACTTATTAAACAAGAACGATGAACTCAAAAAAATTCATACTCAATTTCCGTTGTGGTTTAAGTATGTTTGTGAACTTGAAGGACTTCCTAAAAGTAGGGGTCGTCACGCCTCTGGTACATTAATAACTCCATTGCCGGTTGTACATTATTGTCCTATGTGTTTAGATAACGAAAAAAATATTATGGTTCAGTTGGAGATGCATAGTGCTATGGATGACCTACAATTAATCAAAATGGATTATTTAGGGTTAGAAAATTTAGATATTATTGACGACACCTTAAAAATGGCAGGTTTGACTTGGAAAGATGTTGACATCAACCATTTAAATCTTGCTGAAAAAAGAGTTTATGATGAAGTTTATAAAAATGGTAATACAGTTTCGGTGTTCCAATTTGAATCTGCCGAAGCTCGCAAAATGTGCATTGACGCGAACGCAGACAACATAGAAGATTTAGTTGCAATAAATGCAGCCAATAGACCAGGTACAAAAAATAGTTTTCCAGAGTATTGTGAAAATAAATTGCATCCAGAGAATATTAAAGTTATTCATGAAGATTTAAAAGAACTGTTTGAAAATACAAATTGTATTTTATTGTATCAAGAAGATGCATTACATTTATTAGCATATGCTGGTTTTGATGAAGTTTCACAAGACAGTGGTCGTCGTGCGATAGGTAAAAAGAAAAAAGATGTAATGGCTTCATTGTATACTCAATTCCGTGAAGGATTGTTGAAAAAAAAGTGGCAAGAGCAACAAATTCAAGATATGTGGGCGTTGTTGGAAAAACAAGCCGAATATAGCTTCAACCGCGGTTAACAAAATGGCCCCTTTATATGGTGACATATAATTGAACGCTTAATATGCTGGAAACCCCTTAGAGCTTCACACACCAAAGTGTAACAGTTGTGAAGATTGGGCAATCAGCAGGCAGTAACGAGCCTCAGAGACTACCACAGCGGCTCTCAACGAGAGTATGGTATAGTCCAATCCCTTATAAATACTACGAAAGTAGGGGTATTTAAAAAAATGCATGCGGTCGCATATTCTTTGCTTGCGTATTTAACGTCTTGGCTCAAAGTTTTTTATCCAGTGGAATTTGAAACAGCTGTTTTGACAGCCAAATCAGACAATACTTCAAAACTTAGTGTCATTATAAACGATTGTCATCGTATGGGAATAAAAGTATTGCCACCAAAAATAAATGAATCTAGTTATTCATTTAAGGCAATGCCAGATAAAAATGAAATTCTTTTTGGTTTTGGTGCAGTCAAAGGTATTGGTTCATCTGTTATTGAAAAAATTATTCAAGGGCAACCATATAGCAATTTTAAGGATTTTATGAACAAAGTACCTGATAAAACTGCCACGATTGCACTTATTAAAGCAAACGCATTTCCAACAACAGATAAAATGAAATTAATGCAACGATATGCAAAAGAGCTGTTTGTTCCTAGAGAATATAAAGAAGTTGCTTCGCTACCAACAAAAGCAAAATTACTAAGCGACTTTAACATTAATTGTGATGATTATCTAATTGGTAAAAAAGTTGATAAAGACGCAGTGCTTAAAATATATAACAATATAAGAAGAAATCAATTTAATGAACAAGAAAAAGAAAGATATAGTAAACACATGTTAGATTTTAAAGAAAAGTATGCAACTAACGAGTTTTTATGGGAATATGAAAGTTTATCAATGTTTGTAACCGAAAACCCATTACAAGAAGGTTGTGATCTTGTAGGCTTAAATTGGGATGATGTGCCTTCAGGAGATAAAACAACAGTGCTGTGTGTTATATCTGATGTTAAAAGAAAGAAAGACAAAAATAATAACCCATTTGCTTATTTAGATTTAATTTTATCTGATAGAATACTTGAAGCAACTATTTGGAGTAGGCAAATGAAAGATTACAATGATTTGATAGCTAAGGGAAATTGTTTAGCTATTCTTGGAAGAAAAGAAGGGGAGCATCTATTTGTTGAGAAAGTAAAGCCTTATCAACAGTGGTTGTCTGATGTTCAAAGAAAAAGATAAAAGGAGAAATTGTTATGAGATTTATAAAATCATTGTTTAAGTACTTATTTAAGTATAACAAACAAGAGAAAAAAGAATACAAAGCCTATTGTAAAATGATGAAAACAAACAAAAAGAAATTAATTAAGTTTGCCAAAGAATTTGGTCCATGGGATGCGAATATAGAGTTTATTACTGGAATTAGGCTAATTGCCGGTTGGACGCAAGATTATTTCACGCAAGACTGGAATGTTTGGCAAGACAAAGAAGCAAACGAAAATGAATTTGATAAACTTACTTCAAGTTTGAGTGAAATTATTAGAAACGCAGATTTAATTTTAAAAGATGAGTTTTTCGATCCTTACTTTGCACTTCGAAACGAACTCTTAGGTAAGCCCGAAATGGTAAAAACAATACGTGAAGAATCTCCTTGTAAGGGTGCTATGGCTATAACAATTAAAACACCAAAAGAAGAAACACCAGAAATCAAAAAACAACTTGAAACCAAAGGACAAGAGTGTGTAAAAGCAAAAGAAAGAGCAGAACTAGATCTATTTATGACCTTAGCAAAGAATTACGAAAGATATTGTGATTAAAATTTTTTTTAAAAAGTACTTTAAAATGTTTGACAAATATTTACAATTATATTAAAATGTAGACAAGACAAAATAATTGAGAGGTTAATATGCAAACATACATTATAGTTTATGAGGATTTTAAATACGGCACTTGTTGGTGTAGTTATGAAACAAGCGATATATTCGATGCCATTAATCAATTTATGTGCGAAGGTAATGGCGACAAGAGTATTATATCAATTACGGTAGGTAGATAATGATGAACAAAGATAAACTAATTAAGAAACTATCAAAAGGACTATATGATAAATCAAGATGGCGCTTTGGCGATTATAATATCTTCAAAGATATTGCCAAAGATACGGTTGAATTTCTTATAGAGCAAGACTTACTTAAAGATAAAAATACATATCAACTTGAATGTCATGGCTATGGCGATTGGAGATGCCCTAAATGTGGGAAACATTTTGGTGGATATGTTGAAGATAATTATTGTAGTAATTGTGGAATAAAGTTTGAGGTAACAAAATGAACAACAAGAGAGAGAATTTAATTAAAATAATTAAAGAAGCTGGCGATATTGCCAACGCAGTAGGTTTGAAAGATTGGGTTATAGAAGATATAGCTGACGCTATTATTAATAGTAAACTCTTTTGTAATAGTCCAGACGCTATGGATGAACAAGAACCGCATATTTACCGTTGGACTGCTGTTGAGGATGATGGTTACACTCATTCTGAAGCTGGGGTTGCCAAAAATATGTTTGGTGCTTTTATTGAAGCCACAGAATATAGTCCCTCATATCATAAGAAAGTTGTGATTGAAAAAATACCAGATGAGGAACTTACGGAAAGAGAAAAGGAAACAAAGGAGTTTTGGATAGCATGCAGACGAGAGAGAAATTAGTTGAAATAATTAACACAACAACTAAAGGCGTATTAAATGACCACTATCAAGGGAAACTTGCTGATGCTATTATTGAAAATGGCTTGCTAAAGGATGATAATGTGTACGCAGTGGACGAACAAGAGATAACCATACGGCAAGCTGTTTGTCCTAAGTGTGGGTGTTTCGTAGGTGCATCTTATGATAGTGTATTGTATTCATATTGTCCAGGCTGTGGTATCCAATTGAAAAGAAATAGGAGTAATGACAATGCGTAAAGTTCTTAAAAACACGGCAAAAACACAAAAATATCTCGACAGCCTACCTAAAATCTATCTCGTAGGTTGCTGGGCCCGATATGGTGTAAGAGAATATCCGTTTACTGAAAAATATTTCAGTGAAAATGGTATCAGTATACCAATAGTTTATGACTACGATGACCATAATGGCACTTGCGATAATTGGTATTTGCGTAGGCTTTATTATGTAACTACCGGTCAGATAATTATGTGGACACAAAACAAAAGCGTGGCATACAAGGTTGCAGAATTATTTAATAAGGAGTTAAACAATGAAAATTAAATATATGGCATCAAAAGGGCATAGAATAAAGAATCACGACTTTTGTTGGATAGAATATGACAACTTCTTGTATTGGTTTAGAGAAGACACCAGACAATGGGAACTAAACGAAGACATACCTATCGGCGTTGCCTCTTCTACTGGTGACTTGTGTAGATCATTGAAAGCGGCTATACGCAAGATAAAAAAATATAACGTACCGAAAGGTACAAAGTTTAGGCTCGTAAGCAAGTGGATTGGTTACGATATTTATATAACCAAATAAGGAGTTAAACAATGAGCGATAAATATAAAGGAATAAAAATTCCAGAAGAAATCATTATAGTTGAAAAATACAACAAGCAAGGCTATGTTGTATTACCAGGTGGCAATCTTGATAGTGCGTTGTCTTGGGCAAAACATACTGAAGGTAAACGGGTAGACGGTCAATGGACAATTGTTGCCGAACATACTGGTGTTGTGCATACTTATAAAAACGGAGATTTTAATATATCATTGTATGATAGTGCTAATGGTAGTAGTCAAGGTGGCAAGTTAAGTTTTTGGAATTGCACTATTCACGCTCCTGATGGCAAAGATTTTATTATCGGTATTAATTCCGATTTGTTATTTAAGTTGATGATGAATTCTACCATTATAAACGGAGATGTTCAAAATAAAGTTTGGCTTGGTAAAGAGAAGAACAATACTGGCGTTTATTTTGAGCACATGGAAGATTTCAAGCAAGCAAGAAAAGAAGATGTGATCAGGAGTGCTGAAAAAAGTAATAAGTATGAGCCTTTAGATATTGTAGCTAGTTTAGAAGACAAGGAAGTTTATTTAGGCAAATTTCCGAAATATTTTGGAATTGAATATCATTATCAAGGTTGGGGTCATCGCAGCAATGTGTTGACTTTTTATAACAAACCAAAATACTGTCATTTGTATGCAACGCTTTATGACGATAAGTTAAATTATTACGACGAAAGAAATACAAAGGTTAAAAAGATTTTAACTAATACCAAATATAACAAGATTAATTCTGCTGAAGATTACTTACTTGAGCTATTTAAAGAACATGAGATAACAGAAGATATGGATAAATATCAAAGATATAACAAAATTCAATATAACTATCGGAATAAACTTGACAAATATCTTTATGGCTTAATTCCTTTAAATAAGGAAGATGTGATAGATCTTATAAAGAAAAATCTCGGATGCGAAAATGTTGAAATCATTGAGGAGAAAGAATAATGATTGGCAAAATAAAAGAATATGAAGGTATACTTCGTAATTATGCTTACGGTGAAATTCTAGATTACCCTAGGTATATCAAACAATCAACTGATGACATCTGGGGCAAATACATTCGTAGATTATACAAAGATAACAAGGGTGATTATCACGAAGATCGCCACGAACTTGAAAATTGGTACGTTACGGTGAAGTTTACTGCAAATACAAAACTTAAAGATGTTATTACAGAATGTAAAGCCTTTTGCCAAGAAAAAGACAATCAAGGTATATTGTCATGGGAAGAGGGTGAGAACTACACCTGCCATCAACTCTGTGATTGGCGTTGGCTTGAGGGTGATGACGGAAAGATTATTAGAGAAGGCAAACATTTACGTGATAAATGTATTGAATATTACGCTACGCTTGTGAAGTATGCGAAGATTTTAAAGGATTTAGAGGTATAGTATGAATATATATGGATATCAACCTGAAAAGAAATGTACTAATTGTTTGGCATTTAATATATGTAAGAAAAAATATAAAAACCAAGTTTGTAAGAAATATAAAGGTGTACAACCAACTCCACCTAAAACGTTGAGTAATGTTCAAACACCTACTTATACACCGCCACCTATGCCCGAAATTAAACCGCCAAAGCAACACACAGTATTATCGGTTAGGGATTTTGCGATTTTATTGCGAATTGCCGAAATGCACATTGAAAATATGGAGCGTAACGCAAAGAGTGTGTGGATGTTTGCAAAAATGACCCCTAGAGATCAGCAACAAAAGATAGATGAAAATATAAAAGAGTTACAACAAAACCCTTTTTACCAAGACTTATTGCGTATTCGTGAAAAGCTTGGCGAACTAAATATTGAGATTGAAACGCCGAGCGTGGAGGTAGATTAATTTATGAAATATAAGACTAATTTAAATTATCATATTTATGTAAAATTAACCGATTATGGTAAAGAATTAATTATTAAAGATTATGGTTATGGTTATTTTGAAGCGTGTATTGAGAATAACAAACAGCCTGATGGATATTATAGATTACAACTGTGGGAAGTGATGCAAATGTTTGGTACATATTGTTATAATGGGTGTAAACTACCTTTGGAAACTGCTGTGTATTTTAATGATGATGACATTGAGGTGGAAGAATGATATATACAACATATTTTGCAAAATTAAAATCTTTGCCAGAAAATATTATTCCAATTTCAATTTGTGGCAAGGCACCTGATTGGTATAAAGGATTACAATATAAAAAATTAGCACCTAAGTACGACTTCTTTATGAAGTGGAAAGAAAACCACGACAATGACTATTATATTAAATGTTTCAATGAACAGGTATTAGATAAGTTGGACGCAATAGATGTCATTTTAGACTTATCAAGAATGGTTTATGGTTTTAATGTTGGTGAAGATGATATATGTTTAGTTTGTTATGAGAAACCAAATGATTTTTGCCACAGACATTTAGTTGCTGATTGGTTTAATAAGAACGGTTTTGAATGTAAAGAGTTTGTTGGAGAAAAGAAATGATTTGTTGTAGTGGAAATTGTGAAAGAAGTAATAAATGTGGTAGATACATATACAATTTGTCTACCAAATATAGACAAGGAACTCGTACTGTAGAGTCACTAGATAGTTTTGGTTGGGGCAGTATTTCCAACGAAGGTTGTGAATCTCACACTTATTGTGGTCCAAATGGCAATTATGCTATGTATGAGCCGATAGAAATGGAGGTGGAGTAATGATGAGTAAAATAGAATTTAAATTTGAGCTTGATAAACAATACATGAAACACCTTAAAGATATATCTTGTTATAACAGCAATTATTACGAGTTAGATTTCAAATACTATGGCGATTATATTCTTGGTGGCAAATGCAATATTTTATATCAAAAATGTGATGATGATTGTTATGGTTATTATTGTACACTTGGATATTTTGAAAATGGTGAATTTGTGGAATGTTTTACTTGGTTTAACGAAGATGACAATTTTTAAGGTGTTGAGGTGGAGTAATGGAAATATGTAAGTATCAAGGTAATGGTGTATGTATAGACTGTAAGAAAGTTCCACCAAAGGGATATGGAGATATATGTAAATATTGTGCCGAAAGATTATTAGATTGTTTTATGGAAATAACAAATACAAAACTAACTGAAGAACAAAAGGCAATATTTGAGGATTTTGAAATAGACATAAAAGAGGTAGAACAATGAAGAAAATATGTGAGAATGGTCCAACTTATAGAGATGTGTTGGTTAACATTATAAAAGATTGTGGACAAGATATTATCGATAGAGCAGAAGAAATGGTTAGTGAAAAATGTAAAGGTATAACTGATCTTAATATTACTATACATATTCCTGCAAATATTCACGGTGATGAACCAATAATAACTTTTTCGACTGATGTGTTATGTAAAACCTATCTTAAAAATAGATATGATATTGAATTATAAAAGAGGTGCAAAAATGAGTGAGCACGAATGTATTATAGGTTTATTACATGATAGTTACTTAAACGAGATAACCTTGAGTGATCTTAAACGTCATATTCTAACACGAAAAGAAATGAATGAATATATCATAGAAACCTATCGCTGTAAAAAACATCCTATGATAGTTCCAGAATGGGGATTAAAAGATTATGCTGATAGACGCAAATCAACCAACTTAACAAGATTTGAATTTTGTCCCTACTGTGGCAAAAAGATTGATTGGAAGAAAATTAAGAACGAGGAAAAGGAATAATGGAATATTTATTTAAAGGAAAGACGGTTGGCAACATAAATACAAAAGACGGCTTATGGGTATTTGGTTTACCTTTTTATAAAGAAGAAAAGATAGGCGGAATAGAAAGCAAAGATGGGAAGCTTTATACAGTGATCCCAGAAACCATAGGACAATTCACAGGCTTAACCGATAAGAACGGCAAGAAGATTTTTGAAGGAGATATTGTGCAAGGCACGATTGTAAGTGCTTGGAATAAGGCTTTAATTTGTTGTGAAGTTGTTTATAACAAAGGCGGTTTTATATCCGTTGAAAGAACGAGAAATCAAGATTGGGTGCATAAAGTTAAGTTTGCAAAAGATATTGAAGTAATCGGTAATATTCACGATAACCCAGAACTTTTAGGAGAATAAAGATGACTAAAGTAAATGACATAGTTTTTGATATAGGCAATTATAATAATAACCGAGATAAATTATTCCAGGCCATAGGAAAGCAATTAGATCTACTCACAGAGAATAAGTACGTCTGTAAAGTATATTATGATGATTGCGGCATTTTCGTAATAGAATACGAGCTTGACCAAAGAGAAGAGTGGTTTGGTAACCCTGAGTTGATGTGGCTTGACGAAGATGAAGTTGAAGCGGTTGAGAGATTGAGAGAGGAAAGGGCAGAGAAAGACAATGAAAGTTGAGTTTGTGAGATTTGGGTTGCATAATCCAACGATTGTAAAATTTCATGTAAGCGAGGACGAATGTATTACTTTAGAAGTTAAAGGGCATAGCATTGAAATGGTATGTGAAAAGATAGAGAAAATGTTACGGATGCTTGGTAGACTTACGGTTCGGTATGTGACTTCTACTGAAAATTATAAGAGTATCAATCAGAGAACAATGCCAGGCGTTAAGAATGTGTATGAACTCTTTAGAGAAAATGGCATTTATATTATGGTAGAAGACATAATATAAAATAATTAATTTTTCAAAATTTTCCAAAACACCCCATCAAAACGCTTGACAAATAATGGTAAATGTAGTATTATTACAATACAAAATGATTATGAGTTGGTAAATTCCAACTCTATAACGGTGTGTAGTTTAATCCGTGCTAATTACACGGCGTTGTGGTAAGAACAATGAGTGAGAGGTGCAGGTTCGAGACCTGCCACACCGACCAATAAAATAATAGGGAGAAATAAAATATGGATGATTATACTTGTGAAAACTGCAAATCCCGTAACACCTGGGATTGCGAAGATCGTGGATGCAATAGGATATGTAACGAATTTCGTCTTGACGAAACTACTTTGAATGAGAACGAACGAGTGATGCTTCGAGTTATGAGACAAGTTATAAGGGAACAGAGAGGTAATAACAATGACTAAGAAAGAATTTAAGGCGCAAATGTTAGCTTTAAAAGAAAGATGGCAAGATGACCCCGAAGTATTTCACAGCGAAGCCGATGACCTAATGTGTTGGCTTTTAACTAAATTAGGCTATGGCGAAGGTGTTGAAATATTTGAAAACGCAGAAAAATGGTATTCGTAAGGAGAAACAAAATGAAGCAAGAATTTAAGCCAATAAGTTGGATCATAACCGAATTTGATTGCAACGCACAAAAGATTGAATATTACGATATTCTCGAGTATTGTGAAGATGATATCAAAAAGATGAAAAAAAAGTGTGACACCAAAGAAGAATTTGCTAAAGCTTTAAAGTCAGAAATGAAGTACCGATTTTGGTCAAAAGCAGAATGGGAGTTGGTTATTGAAATCACCGAAGATGGTCGTATTTGGTTAAACCCTTGGTGTGGCTGTCGAGAGCCCGAAAAGGTACGCATTGATGTGACTGATCGTGAAGACTACGACTGGAAAGGTTTTGCAGAAAAGTATATCGATAGGCGCTATGGAAACGAAGAAAAAATTGATGTGTGGGACCAACTCGAATTTATTTGGGATTCTTTCGTAGATTATACGTGGAACTATCGCCACAAGTGGCAAAGAAAAAATCTTGGAGGGGCAAGAAGAGATGAGTTATGATATACATTTTAAGGTTAAAGTAGAAGGCCTTAAAGATCGCTATGTTACCGTTGGTGAGTGTGATGCCAATATCACTTGGAACTTACGTGAAATGATTGTAAAATCAACCGGCCTGGAATGGCGCAACGAGGAGATTAATGGTTTCTGTAAAGATGTAATTCCACATATTGTTGATGGGTTGGCTGAATTAATCAAGTACCCCGAAAAATATAAACAATACGAGGCAGAGAACGGTTGGGGAACTCTTGAAGGATGTAAAAATTTCTTCTTGCAAATCATCAATGATTGGAATGCATTTTGTAATGATAGTTGGTATGGTGATTTGGCGGATGTAACATATTTTTATATTGGATAGATAACACGAAAAAACACGAAAAAACACGAAAAAATACGGAGAACTAACTATGTATACTGTTTTTATATGTAGAAAGTGTGGACACAATCTCTATGTAGAAGAGGTGCCGAACTTTGGTAAGAAGCTTGAAAAGATTGCAGAGATGGATTGCCCGAACTGTGGCGAAGAGGGTTATGAGAATTGGATTTTGAGCCATAGAGAGAGTGAGTTTCTAGAGGAGAATGGAAATGACTAAAAAAGAAAGAAGTCAAATCATCAAATGGGCTAATACCTTAACAAACAAAGAACTTGAAAAAGAATATTATGATAGCGTTTTCGATTGCCTTGGATCTGAAGCAGAAGAAATGTACGAGCGTGGCTGGGATATACAAGATGTTCTTGAGCGTGAGAAGTTTGAGAAGTGGCTGGGCCAAAAATCTGATTTATTAGGGCGATTGTGCGAAGAACGTGGAATTAAGCTATGGGAGGACGAGAAATGAGTACGCAATTTAAAGCCGGTGACAAAGTGGAATGGACAAACACTAAAAGTATAAAACAAACGGGCATCATTGTTGAGCTCGGAGATAACACAAAACACTTGATTAGATATGATGGTGGCAAATATATAGCTATCAGAGAAAAAGATCTTAGGAGGATAAACAAAGATGAGTAATAAATCAATTGATACACAAAAACATATAGACGAAAAGATAGAATGGTGCGAAGAATTTCAAGAAGAAATTGAACGTTTTATTAAATCACTCAAACAAATGCAACAAAGAGCAATTAATGTATGTAAAATAATAAAAAATTGGGAGAAAGAAAATGGGAAATAATTATTTATCAGATAGTACATCAACTTTAACAGAAGAAGAATTAAGGGAACGTATTAATGTTTATTGTTATACGGTTTATTGGAAAGAAAAATTTAATTTTACTACAACAATGTGGTACCATAAACCGTTTGCTTCTAAAAAAGATGCTAAAGCTTTTGCCAAAAAGAAGAAAGATAAAGCGATTAAATTAAAACCATATATCCTTAAAACAGTAGTCCATGGAAATTATTTCAGAAAAGATGTTAAGGTAGAACAGGCATCTGAGAATTTGTTTGATGTCATAGAGGTGATAAGAATATGAAAAACAAGCAAATAGAAACCGAAGAAAAGGTTTATGCAGTTAGATGCCCAAACTGTGGTCACATACATAGTACAACAGTAACAATGTTAAAACCTACCGGTGATTATGATGCGGTTACGATATCCATAGAAAGATATGAGGCATATAAAAAATTAGCCCAAGAAATATATAATGGAGGAGCGTTTTCTCCGTACGACAGGGTAATTCAAGATACTCGAATTTTATTTATGGATAAAAAACAATTTATAAAAGAAACGATAGATGAAATTGGCCAAGAGCTATCTAAAATGTTTCCCTGGGAACAAGGTGTTTTAATTAGAGCAAAAATTACAGAAGTTTTAGCAAAGAAAATAGGGGAATGATTATGAATGTATTAATTGTTGATATAGATAAGATTGGTTTAGAAGTTGCTCACATTTTTTATGAAAAAGTTAGATAAAAAAATAAGGAGATATAAATTATGTTATTTTTAGTTATTTGTATAGGTGTTTTATTAATAGGATTGGTAGCATTAGTTTTAGACAAGATATTTGATCATCTTTATAAAAAAGTGGTTGATGAATCTTGGGGTAAAGCAGACGAAATCGCATTAAAAAAACGTAAGCGTTATCGTGACGCAGGTGAAATATGTATTGTTATTCAGTATGTTGGTTTGATTGCTAGTGCGGTATTGTTATCAATTTTTCTTATCATTTTAATGTATTTTAGAGTTCCTGTAAATACAAATTACGAGGATGCGGTATACGAAAAGCAAGTACTTGAATATAGATTGGATAATCTCAATACAACTGGCAATCAAGTTGGCAATGAATTACTTTATAATGATATTATTGAGTTTAATAAAAAACTAAGACACGAAAAAAGATATGTTAATAATCCTTGGGTCAACTGGTTTGTTAACGAAAAGATTGCGGGACTTGACTATATCGAAATTGAAGGTCTAGCACCAGATATAAAGTGATGTGAATTTGTTGTAATGGTATTATAAGAGAAAAAATTAAAAGAGGTAAAAAAGAAATGGTAGGATTTATTTTTGGAATTATTATTTTAATAGCAGGTGTAATTACGGGTATATGTTTTACAAGTTATCAAGGAGAGGTACAAACAAAAGAATATGTGTTAAACGAACACGGAGAACGTGTCAAAGATTTTTATGGAGAATATAAGTACACGACTAAAAGAAGTGTGGGTAAACCGCTTAAAAAATATAGTGCGCTTGTTTATGTTTGTGCAGTTATACTTGGGTTATTACTTACTTTCTTTGGTTGCATAAGTTCCGTAACAACGGGAAATACGGGTGTGGTAACAACTTTTGGAAAGGTTGAAGATTATACTCTTGAAGCAGGTTTCCACTTAAAAGCACCGTGGAACAAAGTTACTGAAATGGATAACAGAGTACAAAAAACAACTGTAAAACTGAGTTGTTTTAGTGCAGATATTCAAGAAGTATCTATGACATACACTTTAAACTATCAAATTGACAAAGCAAATGCACAAGAGATTTACAGAACAGTGGGAACGAATTACTATGCAACGATAATTGAGCCGACTATATCTGAGGCAGTTAAGGTTGCAACGGCAAAATATACCGCAGAACAGTTGGTACAAACGAGAAGCGACCTCGCCATAGCGATTGAAACGCTGCTTGAAACGAATTTAGGCAACTATAATATTAAAGTATCGTCAACAGCGATTGAAGATATGGACTTTACAGATGCGTTTACTACTGCCGTAGAAAATAAACAGGTTGCAGAACAGAAGAAAAAACAGGCTGAAATTGAACAAGCACAAGCACTTGCACAAGCCGAAAATGACAAGAAAATTGCAAAGACAAATGCGGAAGCGGCAGCGGAAGTAGCAAAAATCCAAGCTGAAGCCGATATGGAAGTTGCGAAGATTGCGGCAGATAGTGCAGAATATCAAGGCAAGAAAGAAGCGGCTATTGCATTACAACGCCTTGCAAGTATTAACGGTTGGACGGTTGTATCTGACGAGGAAACGGGGCTTAATAAACTTTACAAGCCAGACGGTTCGGAAGTAACAGAGGAAGAACTTAAAAAGGGTGCTGAAAATCTTATTGAATATTACTATACTCAACAATGGGACGGTAAGTTGCCCGAAACAATGCTCGGTCAAGATAGTAACACTTTGATAGGTATAGGCAAATAAAAATAAACATACCATTACAACAATTAGGAGCAAGATAATGAGCGATAAAATATGGGCGTTAATAACTTTAATTTTTAATATGTTAATCTATGGTTTTTTAATAGGTTTTTCGGTTTTTGAGGGTATACAAGGATTCGACATAGTATTATTTGTATTTATTACAGTATGCGTTCTTATAATTTCGGCAGCTTGCATAATAGAGGTTTTAAAATGAAAAATAAAGAAAAGCAGATTGAAGAAATGGCTAAAGTAATGAGAAATGATATTTGTCATAATCTTAACTGTGCAAATTGTAATAGCTCACGATGTTACACAGACGGAAAATGTCACGAATATCATTGCGCAAAAATACTTTTAGAACACTACCAACCAAAAATCCCCAAAGATAGCGTTGTGCTTTCAGGTTTAGAATTAGCAGACTATAAACACTACAAAGAATATACTAAAAGTCTTGCTATGATAGAAAAGGAAACGGCAGAGAATTGTAACTCAATTTTGGAAAGGAATTATAAAGATTGGTTAAAAGTCTTAAATGATTTGAACATCGATACAAGTAACAAAAATATTTTAGTCAGTATTGTTTGCGGTTTATTTAAAAACTCACAGGAAGATATTGCAAAACAATTCGGTGTTGAAATAAAGGAGTAGATATGCACAACGTAGATTTTGAAAAGTATAGAAAAGAAATTGATACTATGGAAGAATGTTTGCTTAAAGAACAAGGCAAGGTTAAATGGAAACCAAAAGTTGATTGTTGCACTCATTATAATACCGATACATTTACAGTTGGTTATTTAGCCAAAGAAGGCAAAGGTAAGCCAAGTAAATTTGAAGTATATATTTGCGATAATTGCGGAGAAGTACATATCCCTTATGGTGGAATTAAAGGCTTTTTAGCAGGTATATATTTTAAGATTTGTGGTGGGTGTATTTTAGTTCCAACAGCTGAAGTAGAGGAGTGAGTATGGAAAGCGAAAAGATTAAGAGGATATTAAAATCCTATGGAGAAAATGTTCTTTACAAGTGTGAAGAGAAAGACGAAGAATTTACTTGTATAACAACAACGTATTCTGAAGTTCTCAACCTTATCAATAAACAAGAAAAAGAAGTGGCAGAAAAAATATGTCAGCGTCTTGAAAAATGGGGCGGGCATGGAACACTATATGCCCTAGAGATTAGAAAAGAGTTTGATATAACAAAGGAGAATAAATAATGACTAAAGAATTATTTGTAGAAACAATTAATTTTATGAAAACGAGATCAGATAATGAAAGGGTTATCAATAACTATTTAACTGTTGAGTTCGAAGACGCAATTTTTTATCCTTATTCAAAGTACGAAACTCAAATGATTAAAGTGTTAGAAGATATTTTTCAAGACGAAAGCGAATGGATTACATATTTTATTTACGAATTAGACTTCGGTAGGCAGTGGGAACCTGGCACTGTAATGATCGACGAAAAAGATATTCCACTATCAACTCCTGAAGAATTATATGATATGCTTGCTGATAATCTAAAAGATACAATACAAGAATTAAAAAAGTATAATTCTGAACTCAATAATCAACTTGCAGAATTAGAAGTAGATTTAATAAATTTGAAAAATATCAAAAAAACTATTAAAAACATTTGACAAATGTAAAATAATGTAATATAATAATTACACAACAAAATAATTATTGGTGCGTACTTTAGAGGGCTTAATTCCGAGTAAAGCATTATCATAAATGCAATGTTAGCTGGAGCCAATACAGACGATAGTTAAACGCTTTCTACGTCATAAAATAAGTGAAAAACGTATGCATAGGGGATTAGTTCATTGGTAGAATAAGAGTCTCCAAAACTCCAGAGAAAGGTTCGATTCCTTTATCCCCTGCCACATGTACGGGTAGCTTAATTGTGAAAGCTTAACGTAACCAAAGAGGTATATCGTTAGAAACACTCTTGATGTGGGTTAAAATCCCACCCCGTGCCCCACAGGTCAGCCGTTCTTTAGTCTGGTAGTTATTGAAGACCTGTAAATAAAACAATAACAGATAAGAGGAGATATTACAACGGGTAGGCGAAAGCGAGATGTTGTCCCTAAACAAGATAACAAACCAGAGAGTGATGTGGATTGTAGAAGTCAACTACCGACAACACACACAGACAACGAGTTCACTCCGCAAAGAACTAATGACGGAAATATAGCTCAATGATAGAGCATGTAGGTGAAGTGAATCCTACAAGATATTAGTTTAATTCTAATTATTTCCACCAAAGGACGTAGAGGTAGCTGGGGTTCCATCCGTCCGTAAATAAGGAACAGTCAGGTAGTGCTTATAGGTGCAAACACGTTGGGCGAAGCTTAAAAAGCAACGGTTAGAAAACAATGTCTAGGCGAATATTGTGTAAGAGACAAGTGGCTTTAATTGCAGTATTCGCTTGGTACGGCGTTTAAGGAGATTTTATGGAAATTAAATATATAATTAGAATAGGGTGTAAGCTCAACGATAGTTGTAGATGCAAATGGAGCTATTATAATGGGCACACATATAAATGTAAGGGTGAACATTTTGTCGATGATTTTTGTGATATTGATAAGGCAAAAAGATACTCAAATAGAAACGCCGCAGAAAAAACAGCAGAAAAACTTTACAATAAATGCGAAAATGTGGATGTTTGGTTGATTGAGGAGGTAGAAGAATAGTATGGATATTAATATTCAAACAAAATTTAATATCGGTGATAAAGTATGGGTACCAGGTCTTTATTACGAGTGGTATCCTATGAAAAATAGATATTTTATTACTCACATTGATATAGAAATCGACTCTAATGATTATCAAATATTTTATATAATGAAAAACGAAAATAACTCTGGTCAAAGATATCCAGATAGATTGTGTTTTGATAGTTATGACGAATGCGAACAATGGTGTATGGAAAACAATAAAAGGAGATGATATAATGTTTGTGTGCATTGAATGTGGAAAAGTGTTTTCAGAACCAAAATATTGGGAAGAAACCCACGGATTAGAATATGGGCCATATGAGACTTTTTCAGGCTGTCCTAGTTGTGGTGGTGCTTTCACTGAAACATATCGCTGTGATTATTGTGGGGAATGGATAGATACGGACAAGTATGTAGAAATTGGCGATGAGAAATATTGTGAGGATTGTTTTGTAATTAGAAATCTCGGAGATTAAACACAACAAAATGATTGACATTGGGTTTTAGATGTAGTATTATAATAATGTAAGTGCGTTTAGCTCAGTCAGGATAGAGTTGTGGTCTTCGAAACCAAAGGTCGGGGGTTCAAATCCCTCAACGCATACCATTAACAATACAAACTAATTACGAAAGGAGCTGATTGGTCTTGCTACCAATTAAACAGAATTTAACAACAGTAAATTTCACGAAAGGAAGAAGTGGAGCTATAAGATATCTTGTGATTCACTACACGGCTAACGATGGCGATACAGCATACAATAATACTTGCTGGTTCAAATACAACAGCAGAGGTGCATCCGCACATTATTTCGTAGATGAAAATAGCATCTACCAATGCGTTCCAGATGAACATACTGCTTGGCATTGTGGGACAATGGGTACATATAAACATCCAGCTTGTAGAAATGGCAATAGTATAGGGATAGAGTTGTGTAGTAGAAAGGATTTAAAAGGTAATTATTATTTCAAAGAGCAAACAGTTCAAAATGCCATAGAACTTGTTAGAACACTTATGAAAAAATATAACATTCCAGTAACAAATGTTATTAGACATCACGACGTGGTACAAACTCCGTGCCCGGCACCGTTTGTTGAGCATCCAGATCAATGGGCCTCATTTAAGGCTAATTTGTCAAATACGCCCCATATAATTAAAGAGATATATAGGGTCGCTGAGAGCTATAAAGATGGCAAATATGTAAATCAAAAAGGTGCTTTTGTTGTGTTAGATAATGCAAAGAAATGTTGTGATACACATAAGGGCACACAAGTCTTTGATTGGAAAGGTAATAGCGTATATCCGACAACAAAACATTATAGAGTAGTAGTTACCACGGATGTGTTAAATGTCAGAACTGGACCGGGAACAAATTATGATATTGCCACACAAGTACATAAAGATGATGTGTATACAATAGTTGCTGAAAGTGGTAATTGGGGAAAATTAAAATCTGGTGTTGGATATATTTGTCTTGATTATACAGAAAAACTTTAGGGTGTGGCTTTGGCTGCACTCTATTTTTTTTATTTTTAAAAATTTTTTCAAAAACTTGGTAAAAATAGTTGACATACATATTTTAATATGTTATTATACTTACACAACAAAATGATTGGAGGTGTAATTTATGGCTGAATTCATTTTAGGAATGGTAATCGGAGGTGGCGTTGGTATGTTTACAATGGCACTTCTACTTGTGATTAAAAATTAAAAGGAGAAATTGAATGGGAAGTTAAGTATGAAATATAATAGAGTAATTCAGATTATATATTACCGCGTTACTCACAAGCATCCAAATTGGTCAAATAGACAAGTATGGGCGTGTATAGATTGGTGTTATAAGAAACAGAACAAAATAATTAGGAGAAAAAAGAATGAAAATTAAAAGAATTAAAGAACTTGTAGAACAACTTAACCATTATCGTAATGCATATTACAATAATCAAACTAGCGAAATCTCGGATTTTGAGTATGATCAACTTTTTGATGAATTATCGGCACTTGAACAAGAAACGGGTTTTGTCATGACAGTATCGCCTACGCAAAATGTTGGTTATGAGGTTAAGTCTGAACTCGTTAAAGTGAAACACTATCACCCTATGTTGTCGCTCGATAAGACAAAAGATGTTAATGAAGTGGTTAAATTCCTTGATGGTAGAGTGGGTGTTGGTATGGCCAAAATGGACGGATTAACATGTTCGTTACGATATGTAGATGGAGAACTTATTTCTGCCGAGACGAGAGGTGACGGAGAAACCGGCGAGGATATTTTACATTGTGTTAAAACAATTAAGAATGTTCCTTTGCACATTAATTGTAAAAATGAAGTTGTTGTTGATGGTGAAGTTGTTATCGCTTATGACGATTTTGAAAAGATTAACGAAACACTTCCTGAAAACGAAAAATATAAACATCCTAGAAATCTTGCTTCGGGATCTGTACGTCAATTGGATAGTAAAGTTGCAGCTCAGAGAAATATGCAATTTGTTGCTTGGAAACTTGTAAAAGGTTCTAATAGCAATTCTTTTTGGGATAGAATAAGTTTTATGAAAGAGTTAGGGTTTTGTACGGTTGTAACTGTTTTAATTCCAGCATTGCAAGATTTTACGAATAAGTATGGTTCCAAAGAAGACTATCCAAATATGATTAATGGCGTGATTGATACGATTAAAAATATGTCCGATGAGCTTTCGTATCCAATTGATGGATGTGTATTTGGATATGACGACGTGGTATATGGAGAATCTCTTGGTGCAACTGGACATCACCTAAGAAGCCAACTTGCATATAAATTTTATGATGAGTTGTATGAAACCAAATTACTTGATATTGAATGGACTATAGGTAAGACAAATACTCTTACGCCCACGGCAATTTTTGAAACTGTAAATATTGATGGTACAGATGTTAGTAAAGCATCACTCCACAATGTTTCAATTATCAAAAAGCTTGGTTTGACCAATAACTGTACTGTGAGAGTATATAAAGCAAATCAGATAATTCCCCAAATAGATTCTTGTCTCAATGATGGTTATTCCGAAATTGAAATTCCTCAACACTGTCCCGTATGTAATGGTAAAACAGAAATTGTAAAAGAAAATGAATCTGAAGTGCTTGTATGCACAAACCCTAAGTGTTCAGCTAAATTACTTGGAAGATTAAAATTCTTTGTGTCTAAGCCAGCAATGAACATTGAGGGTTTAAGCGAACAAACGCTAAGTTTTTTAATTGATATGGATTGGGTTAAATCATTTAAAGACATTTATTATCTATATCAACACGGACGTGAGTGGGAACAACTTGATGGTTTTGGTGAAAAATCCGTAGCTAAAATTCTTGATGCCATAGAGAAATCAAGAAATGTTAAACTCGAAAACTTCATTTGTGCTTTGTCAATTGACGGCATCGGTACTTCTACATCCAAAACTATCGCAAATCACTTTAATGGCGATTTTGAGGCGTTCCTTGGGGCTTTAGAGACGAATTTCGATTGGTCTAGACTTACTGACTTCGGTGAGATTACGGCTCGAAATATAGCCGATTTTGGGGCTAAATACAAAGATGAAATAAGAGAACTTGCAAAAGAGTTTAATTTCATTTTGCCTGAGAAAGTTGAAATAAGAGAAAATCCGTTTATGGGTAAAACGCTATGCGTAACAGGGAAACTCTTTAATTTTAGTAGAGATAGTATTAACGCTAAAATAACTGAATTGGGAGCTAAGGCGGCAAGTTCGGTAAGTAAGAATACTGATTACTTAATTACCAACGAAGCGAGTGGTAGTAGTAAGTATAAGAAGGCAGTTGAATTAAATGTGCCGATTATTACCGAAGAAGAGTTTTTAAGAATGATAGGAGAGTAATTATATGATTAATAGCCAAGAAGTGCTTTATAGCAAGGGCAATAACGACGAATGTATGACATTGCTTTATGCTGTAAAACCAATAATTAAATATATACCAAAGGATGCCGTAGTTTGGTGTCCATTTGATAAAGAAGACAGTGAGTTTGTAAAACAAATCAAAGCTAATGGCAATAAAGTGATTTATTCACATATTGACAATGGGCAAGACTTCCTTACATATGAGCCCGAAGAACATTGGGACTGTATAGTTAGTAATGGCCCATTCACAAACAAACGCAGGATGTTTGAAAGGGCGTTAAGTTTCAATAAGCCATTTGCGTTAATAATGGCGAATACCTGGCTTAACGACTCAGCACCTAAACAGCTGTTTAAAGACAAAGATCTTCAATTATTAATGTTTGAAGAAAGAATGAAGTTTTTAAACAATGGTGTAATACAAAATAAAATAACATTTAGTAGTAGTTATTATTGTTATAACTTCTTACCAAAGCAAATTATTATGGAAAGTTTGAACAATACAAAATGATTAAGGAGAATAAAAAATGACAACAAACAAAGATTGGACTGGTGATAGTAATTCAATTTATAAAACACTTGGAGCTAGCAATCATACTGAAAAAATCAGAGAAGAAAATGATTTTTACGCCACAGAACCAAAGGCAGCCGAGTTGCTTTTAGAACTAGAAGATTTTAACAAAAACATTTGGGAGTGTGCTTGTGGACAAGGCGACTTATCTAAGGTATTCGTAGAGCACGGACATAACGTTAAATCTACAGACTTAATTGACCGTGGATATGGCGAAGGTGGAATTGACTTCTTGCAATGCACTGAAGTTTTTGACGGTGATATAATCACAAACCCACCCTACAAATATGCTAAGGAATTTGTTGAAAAGGCGATTGAATTAGTACCAGATGGGCATAAAGTTGCTATGTTTTTGAAACTTCAATTTTTAGAGGGTAAAGCGAGAAGAGAACTCTTTGAGAAATATCCACCTAAAACTGTTTATGTGGCATCAGGTAGATTGCTATGTGCAAAAAATGGCGACTTTGAAGGTATGAAAGCTGGTGGTGGTTCGGCTGTAGCATATTGTTGGTATGTTTGGCAGAAGGGTTATAAAGGCGATACCATCGTTAAATGGTTTAATTAACAATAAATATTTAAAGGTGAGTTAAAATGAAGTATATGGGAAGTAAATCTCGGATAGCGAAAGAACTAGCACCTATTATTCAATCATATATTGATAACAACGATATCAAGCATTATATAGAGCCATTTGTGGGTGGCGGCAATATGATTGATAAAATTAAATGTGACCATAAAATAGGTTGCGATATTCATCAACACTTGATTGCCTTTTTGAACGCTTTATCTATGGGTTATCAGCCACCTTATGATATTAGTGAAGAAGAATATAAACATATACAAAAAAATCAATCGTTATACCCAGATGAGTTAGTTGGATATGTTGGATTTCAGTTGTCGTATGGGGCTAAGTGGTTTGGTGGATACAGAAGAGATAGTGTCGGCAAAAGAAACTACTCTCACGAAGCATACAATAATGTTATTAAGCAAGCAAAAAACCTTAAAGATACAAAGTTTATAAATTGCGATTTTAGAGATATAAAAGATATTGAAAAACATGTTATTTATTGTGATCCACCCTATAAAGACACAACCAAATACTCTACAAACAAATTTCCTTATGAGGACTTTTATAACTGGTGTGCCGAAATGGGCAAAAATAATATCGTTTTAGTCAGTGAATATGTGATGCCTGAAGACAAGTTTGTTTGTATTTGGCAAAAGCAAATTAAGGTTCTGATTGATAAAAACAAAAATGTTGATGATATAGCAAACAATAGAATAGAGAAATTATTTATTTACAATGCAAAATGATTAAAGGAGAGATAGAAGTGAAAGTATTAAGTTTATGTGATGGTATGGGTTGTTGTAGAATTGCTTTAGATAAACTCGGAATTCCAGTTGAAGAATACTATGCAAGTGAAATAAAAGATATTGGTATCAAAGTAACAAAGGACAATTATCCTAATACAATTCATATTGGAGACGTAACTAAAGTCCATTATAAAGATGGTGTCTTAACAACAGAAAATGGCACATACAATGTAGGAAAAATTGATTTAGTGGCATTTGGAAGTCCTTGCCAGTCGTTTTCAATCTCAATGAAAACTGATATGAGAGTGGGTTTAGAAGATTCTGTCCGGTCTGGTTTATTCTATGAGTGTTATAGGGTACTCAAAGAAGTTAATCCAACTTGGTGGTTACTTGAAAATGTTGCAAGTATGAAAAACTCTGACCGAGATATTTTAACATCATTTATGGGTGTTGAACCATTAAAGATTGATGCAAAATTAGTTTCACCAGAGTTGCGTAATCGATATTATTGGACCAACATTCCCGTAGATCCAAATATCAAAGAAGTGGATATTAAATTAAATGATATTCTTACTGATGGTTGGTCAGATAGAGAGAAAGCAAGAAACTTGCTTGTTTCAGACTCTAGGCCGTTAACAACACCAGTCAAGATGTTTCATCGTTATTACAGCACGGGATTTACGACGCTTATTTTTAAGGACGAAAAACACTACAAAGAATGCGTTGCTGAATACGAAAGATTGAGTGGTGGCAAGAGAAAGATTGCTGCTAAAGATTTAGATGATTATAAAGGCAATGTGTTTGATGGTGTAAGATATCTTAACCAAGAAGAATTAGAAAAATGTCAATGCGTTCCAAGTGGTTATACAAAATGTTTAACTAGAAACGAAGCAAGTGATGTGCTTGGAGACGGTTGGAATATTGATGTTATTGTGCATATTTTTAAAAATTTAACACAACAAAATGATTAATTAAGGAGAAATAAAATTATGTTTGAAAAAGTAAATCCTCAACACCCAGATAAAGCGGCTGATAGAGTAGCTGGAGCAATTGTAGATCTTGCATACACAAAACAAGAAAGCCCAAAGATAGCCGTAGAAGTGCTTATCGGACACGGCATCTGTCACATTATTGCTGAAACATCAGTAAAGTTCAGTAAGGTAGAAATTAAGAAAATAGTTTACCGTATTGCTGGTAAGATGAAAGTTGATTTCGTACAAGTACCACAAGACGTACACTTGGCAGCAAACCAGGTTGGCGAAATTAAATGTGGTGATAATGGCATCTTTAAAGGTGTGCCACTTACAAAAGAACAAAAACAGTTATCGCAAATTGCAAGAGATATTTATGCAAAATATCCTTATGACGGTAAATATGTGCTTGACGGCAATAAACTTATTATTTGCCAAAGTAATGCCACGGAAGAAGATTTGAGAAAAGATTATCCAAATGCAACTATTAATCCACTTGGTTATTGGACTGGCGGTCCAAACGTTGATAGTGGTGCAACAAACAGAAAGCTTGGTAGCGATATGGCTGATAGCGTTACTGGTGGTGGATTGCACGGTAAGGATATTTCTAAAGCTGATGTGAGTGTAAATATTTACGCTTTCTTAAAGGCACAAGAAACTGGCAAGACAGTTAAGTTATGTTGTGCGATCGGAGATACTAGTGTTGACGGTCGTCCTTATGGCGAAATTGTTAAGATCGCAAAAGATTATATCGATAGCGTTGGTGGTTTTGAGGCCTTTGCTGAGTGGGGATTGGTGTAGAATGATAGAAAATAAATTTACAATGGTGGAGTTGTTTTCAGGGATCGGGGCACAAGAACGTGCCCTCCGGCAACTAGGGTTACCTTATGAAATAAAACACACCTGTGATTGTGACAAGGAAACTGTACTAAGTTACGCAGCAATGCGATACGACTTAGAAAAAGAAATTGAAGTGTTTGATTTCCCTTCAAAAGAAACAATGGTAGAAGAGCTACAAGCCAAAAATTTAGGTTACGATTTCGAAAAAGGGAAACATACCATCACAATGAAAACCAATATTGATAAAGTAAAACAATATTATATTGCTGATAAATTGACAAAAAATTTAGGCGATATTGGTAAGGTTGAAAGACTACCATATGCTGATATGGTCACATATTCTTTTCCATGCACTGATTTATCAGTCGCTGGCAAGGGCGAGGGTATGGTCAATAAATGCGAGTGTGGTCATACTTGGGATATTGATTTCTCTGACGCAAACAATGATACATGTCGTGCTTGTGGCAAAAGAGTTCAAAAGAGTACTCGTTCTGGTTTACTTGGGCAAGTGCAAAGATTAATATCTGTGGCACAAGAAGAAAATACACTTCCGAAGTATTTATTAATGGAAAATGTAAAAAACTTAATTGGAAAGAAGTTTAAACCACAATTCGATAGCTGGGTGGCTTGGTTAGATAGTGTTGGTTATAATACATATTATCAAGTGTTGAACGCTAAGTATTACGGAATTCCACAAAATCGTGAACGTATATTTGCAATATCCATTCGTAAAGATGTAGACACCAAAGGCTTTATATTCCCCGAAACTATTCCTCTCACAACTCGTCTTAAGGATGTACTTGAGAAGAATATTAACGAGAAATATTACCTTCCTGATGAACGTATAGAGAAAATTCTTAGCTCAACTTTTGCACAGGAAAAGAAGCGTATTCAGACCACAGATGTGTATGATGTTTGTGAACCACAAGTAGTTATTGGTAGCATGCAAGCAAACTCATATATTGGTGATGGTACAATTAGTCCATCACTTACAGCTGCTATGGGAATGGGCGGTGGTCAAATACCTATGGTTGGTTATATCAAGCCCATTATATATGATGACTACAATAGTCGCATTAGTGCCGACCAAGATGCAATTAATACCCTTACTTGTAATTGTGGTGCATCAGCAGAGCGTAACGGTGTAAAAATTATTGAACCTGTAATCGTAGATGCTATTTACAATAATAGACCAGCTCGTATTTATGATCAAGCAGCACCTACTTTAAGAAGTGAAAGATTTGGCTTGGAAGTAATTGAACCAAAAGATTTACCTTGTAGCACAAGAGGTTCACAAATTGCTTCAACAATTAGGGCAAGTATCTACAAACAAGGTGCAAGAAATCTTGAACAAAATGTCATTAATGGTTTGGGTTACGAAGGTGTAATTGAACAAGGTGACCCACAAATTAAATGGAGAATTAGAAAACTTACACCGAAAGAAACGTGGCGCTTGATGGGGTTTACGGACCAAGATGCTGATAAAAGTGCTCAATTTGTAAGCGCTTCAGCTCAGTATAAACAAGCCGGTAACTCAATCTGCACTAGTTGTTTAATTGCTTTATTTAGTTCATTACTTATTAAAGATGGACATAGAGCGGATGTGTGGTCAAAATATTTAATTCATTATTTTGATAAAAAATTTAAAAAAGTACCTTAAATCATTTGACACGACAAAATGATTGTGATATAGTGTAGGTACAAAAAATATAAGGAGACAAAATATGGAAGAAAATTTAGTTACAAGTGCCGTTGAAGAAATCAAAGGTGCAAACGAAGAACAACTTAAAAAAGTGATTGAAGATTGGTATAATCAAATTCATACACAATCTATGAGAGTTGGGGCAAAGTATATCGCAGCAGGTGCACTTGGTATCATTAACAAACATACCAAGAAAGCTGGAAAGATTAGTTTGCGTGATTATGAACGTTGTGTAGCCGAACTACTTAAGATGATTTCAGTTCAGCTAAAAGAAACACAACAAAATGATTCGGAGGAACAAGATGACGGAACAACAGAAAGCACTAGTGACACCAATTCTTAATACTATTGTGAACGACGACATTAGAGAATTTGCCGAAATGTTACTTGATGGCGTGCCCGATTATATTTGGCACGTTGGTGCGAGTTCAACAGGAAAGTATCATCCAGAGTATAGTCTTGGTGAAGGTGGTTTAATGAGACACCAAATTGCCGTTGTAAGATTCTTAAATTTCTTTTTTGAATTAGAACAATATAATACGAAATTAACAGACAGACAACGAGATTTAATGAGAGTGGCAGGATTACTACACGATAGCCGTAAATCTGGAGAACAATCCGATTACGAGCGTAGTAAGTATACAAAATTCACTCATCCTATTCAAGCAGCAAATACTATTCGTAATTTTGATGGTAAATATTTAAATCACGATGAGATTGAGTTTATCGCAAATTGTATTGAATCACATATGGGCCAGTGGAGCCTAGATAAGAAGACAGGCAAAGAACTCCCTAAGCCCCAAAATGGCTTCCAGAAGCTTGTTCACTTAGCCGACTATTTAGCATCAAGGAAAGACCTTACAATGTCTTTTGAGAGCTACGAACAGCCTAAAATAGAGCTTCCCGATATCAACACTTACGAACTCGAATTCGGCAAGTACAAAGGACAAAAACTTATTGATGTATGGCCGAACCACAAAGATTATTTCGCTTGGTGCGAAGAAAACAACGTACTAAGAGAGCCAGTGAAAAGTTTAATAGGACAACTTAAGAAGGGAGAAAAAACGAATGAATAATATTAAATTCATCGTGGGGTGGACCGACGCATATGGAAGCCCCTACAAACAATCAGAATTTACACAAGAAAAAAGAAAGGCTCTTATAGAGCGTATAAGACAAAGAAGTTATAACTTTACGTTTGATAATCATCAATTTTTACCTTATTGTGCGCCACTTTATAACGACGGAACGATTTGTGTGTTAACAAAACAACAATTTGATAGTGTTATGAACGAAGTGTACAAAGACAGACCAATTGGGGCAAGACTAATACCAATGGATATTATAACACGAAATCCTATAAAGGGAATTTTATTTGAAAAAGAAAAATACGAAGAGGAGTGGAAAAACAAAAATGTATAACGAATATAACGAAGAAGCAAGAAGTATTGCAAGATGCTCAGAATGTGAACAACTTATTTACGAAGATAATGAAGATATTTATATGGACGAGTACGGGCATTATTTTTGCTCTCTCGACTGTGCCCTTTATCACCACGGAATACAAAAAATTGAAGACTATATGGGGTAAGAGATGATTAAAATAGAAAAAACAGAAGTATTTGGTTGGGAAAGTGCAATTCGTGGCATGCGTAATCCAATGAACAGTTGGGACAAGAGTGATAGTGTGTTTACAGGATTACCTATCAATGGTTTTTCTGTTGGTCCTAATGATCTTAAACTAATGAAATCTCTTTCTAAAGCTGGTTCAGACCACGGCAAGTTCTTGCGAATGATTAATGTGATGTGTGACATCAACGCACCATTATATTGGTGGAAAGAATTCGATACGTATAAGGTGGGGACTGTCGCTAATAGTTGTAGTACAATGCATAAAATTCACGCCAAAGAATTTATTTTAGATGATTTTAGCCACGAGCATCTCAGTGAAGAAATCGATATTCCTAGTTTGGGATGTGGTTCGCTCCATGTTCTAGATGTAACTATTGAAGCTTTGAATAGATATCGTAACCTTTATCTTGAAGCGGATAATAAACTTAAAAATAGAGAATTAACTGATGCAGAAAAAAAACATGTTACGGCGCAACGAAAACATTTTTGGTGGCAAATGATTCAGCTTTTGCCGAGCTCATACAATCAAAAGCGTACAGTACAACTAAACTACCAAGTCTTGAAGAATATGTATAACGCAAGAAAGTCGCATAAACTAGATGAATGGCACGACTTTTGTGCTTGGTGTGAAACTCTTCCTTATTTTAAGGAAATTTGCTTAGGTGGTGACGAAGATGGGAAATAAAAATCATACAATATTATTAATACTTGGACGAAGCGCCACAGGCAAAGATTCACTCACAGACAAGCTATGTGAACGCACAGGCTTAACCAAACTAATCAGTTACACTACACGAGAAAGACGAAATGGTGAAGGAGAAACCCACAAATTCGTTTCCGAAGAAGTATATCATCAAATGAAAGCCGAAGGTAAGGTTGCAGCCGAAACCAAGATAGGTGAGTATTACTATTGGTCAACGATTGATCAGTTATACGAAAATGATGTTTATATTATTGATTGTATAGGTGTTAAAACATTACAAAATCTTAACTTGCCCAACCTTAATTTTGTAACTGTGTATATTCATATAGACGAACAGGAGCGTCAAAGAAGGGCATTAGAACTTCGTGGTGATGATAAAAAGAAATTTATATCAAGAAGTTTTTCTGAAAAAAAACAATTCGAAGAATTAGAACGTAATGTTGATTATGATTATTCGATACGAAATGCTAATTTTTCAAACGCTTATTCGGTGCTTCGTTGGATATCAGTAGTGGAGGGAATCTTAACACCCGACAAACTAATTAAGGAGAAAGAACAATGATAATTGCAGTAGATATGGATTGTGTTATCAATAACTTAATGGATAAAACACTTGAAATGTATAATAAGAACAACAACAAGAGTATTCAAATGTCTGACTTAACTTCGTATAATTTTCACGACTGTCTTAAAAAAGAAGATGCTGATGGCGTTATTAGGTTATTCAAAAACAAAACCTTATGGGATTCTTTAACACCAATCGATGGTGCACGTGAAGGAATGCGTAAACTCCTTGAGGCTGGACATAGGGTTTACATTGTTACAGCGACAGCGCCTGAAAATTGGCAATGGAAAATTTCTTGGGTAAAGAAGTGGTTGCCGTTCTTTAATATAGATAATGCCGTGAGGCTCATGGATAAATCGTTATTTAAGTGCGACATTATGATAGAAGATTGTCTTGACCAACTTCTTAGGCACAAGTTGTGTCATAGGGTTTGTTTAGACTACCCTTGGAATCGTAATGTTGATGACTTTATATACAACATATACAGATGTAAAAATTGGACTGAAATTTTAGAAGCAATAAATCAAATTGAAGAGGAGAAGAAAGAATGGGAGAAAAAATAATATTGTATGAACACGGCTGCCCTCGTTGTAAAATACTAAAATTAAAATTAGATCAAAAGGGCATTCAATATGAAACGATTAATGATATTGAAGTTATGAAAGCTAAAGGTTTTATTGAAGCACCGAAACTTGAAGTTGATGGAGAAATTAAAAATTTTAAAGAAGCTGTAGAATGGATTAATGGGAGATAAAATATATGGACATTGAATTTAAATTAAATAAAGATTTTGAAAGGGCATTAAACACTCTTAGGGAAAAATACGGTGAGGATTTTGAAATATTAAACGGTATTCATAATTCGCAAATGAATTTTTCGGATTTTATTGACGCGTTTGTTGATAAAAATGTTGCCGATGTAACTATTGACGCAAATGCCAATGTGTCAAATAAAGATATTGCATCTTTTAGAAACGAAAAGGGTAAGTCTATTGATAAAGTTATTGCGGCCAATAAAATTTTCTATGAGATTAAAAAGAAATATGGCTTAAAAACCGCAAAAGAATGGCTTGAAACGGAATATACTGGTGGGTTTTATCTTCATGATTTTCCGTCTACAACTTATATCCCATACTGCTATGCATACGACCTTGGTAGGCTAGCGCGGGAAGGGTTGTTTTTCTTAAACAATTATAATGCGCAACCACCAAAACACTTGACAACCTTTTTGGATGATGTAATTGAATTTATTAGCTATATGAGTAATCGCTCAAGTGGTGCTGTTGGTATTCCTAACATTCTTGTTTGGACATATTATTTTTGGAAAAAAGATTGTGAAACGGGGCACTATATTAAAGATAAAGATTATTATTTAAGACAGTGCTTTCAAAAGTTTATTTACAGACTTAATCAACCTTTTATGAGAATAGATCAAACGGCGTTTGTCAACGTTTCTATCTTTGATAAGGAGTATTACGAAGCATTATTTGGAGGACTTGAGTTTCCTGATGGTTCATTTGCTATCGACTATACTGATGATTTTATTGAACATCAAAAGGTGTTTATGGAAGTTGTATCGTCAATAAGACAAGAAAACATGTTTACTTTTCCGGTACTGACTTATTCACTTCTGTACAAAAACGGAAAATTTGTTGATGAAGAATTTGCGAGATGGTGCTCTGATCACAACTGTAAATGGAATGATTCTAATTTCTTTGTTAGTGGCGATGTAACTACATTAAGTAACTGTTGTAGGTTGCTCTCAGACACTTCCAAGCTTAAAGGTTTTATTAATTCAATTGGTGGTACTGCATTAAGTATTGGTTCAGTTAAAGTAAATACGATTAATCTTGTTCATATCTTTTATGAGCTTGGCGAAGAAGCGACAGAAAAGAAGTATTTAACTTTACTAAAAAAGAGAACCACATTGTGTTGTAAAGTGCTTGATAGGGTAAGACATATTATCAAGAGAAATATTGAAAAGAAACTTCTTCCCAACTATTGTAACGGTGGAATTGAAATGGATAAACAATATTGCACCGTTGGAATTTTAGGTCTTTACGAAACTATGGAGAAGTTTGGTTATATTGATACTGACCAATTTGGCAATAAGCTGTATACTGACGAAGGTATTGAATTCGCAGATAAAATCTTCGGTATCCTTAATGAAACCAAAGATAACTTTACCGACGAATATTCGTTCAATATAGAAAGCGTACCTGCCGAACAAGCTGCGGTAAAACTTTGTGCAAAAGATAATATTCTCTTTGATGTACACGACAACTTTATTTATAGTAATCAGTGGATACCTCTTACTGAAAAATGCACTATCAATGAAAAGATTAGGACAGCAGCTATTTTAGACAATAAGTGCTCAGGTGGCGCAATAGCACATATTAATATTGATAACAACTTCCCAAATACTGATATGGCATGGGATATGTTAAATTATATTGCTAGTCAAGGCGTAATTTACTTCTGCTATAATACCAAGATTAATGTGTGTAAGAATCATCATGGTTTTGTAGATAGTGATATTTGCCCTGAATGTGGCGAACACGCTTGCGATACTTATCAAAGAGTTGTTGGGTTCCTTACGCCGTCCAAATCTTATAGTAAAGAAAGATTTAAAGAATTCTCTGCAAGACAATGGTATGATACCGCTGTTATGTATGGTGAAACTTCTGTTATGGGTGATTAGATGATTATCAAAGAATTACGAGACGAAGATTTTATAAATTATAAAAAACCATCTATGTTTATCGCATTTCCCTCTTGTACTTTTAAGTGCGAGCGGGAATGTGGCAAAAAGATGTGTCAAAATAGTGAATTGATAAAGGCGCCCGATATAAATATAGGAGTACCAGATTTATTAGATAGATATTTATCTAATCCTATTACTTGCGCGATAGTATGTGGCGGACTAGAACCCTTTGACAATTTTGAAGATTTATGGAGACTGATTTTTTGTCTTAGAGCCAAAGGATGTAACGATGATGTGGTAATTTATACGGGTTATTATAAAAACGAGATACCAGAAGAACATTTATGTAGACTTACATGTGTTCCAAATATAATAATAAAATGGGGCAGATTCGTTCCAGATCAACAATCGCATTTTGATAAAGTGCTCGGAATTGGTTTAGCCTCAAGTAATCAATACGCAGAGAGGATATCATAATGGTACAAATTAAACAAACTGAAGACAAAAAGCTTTTGGAAGAAATTCTAAGACAACTCAAGGAAAACAATCATATATGCCCTTGTTCCACTCGTCAAGATCCGAAATTAGATAAATGTATGTGTGAAGCATTTAGAACTGTAATTAACAACAACATACCTGGGACATACGAATGTGGTTGTGGAAGATATATTGCAACTATAACAGAAAACTAACACTACAAAATGATTAAAAGGAGAACGAAACCATGGCAAATAAAGAAGAAAAAACTTTAAAAGAAATGAAAGAAGAATTTGCAGCATTACAAAAAGCGATTCAGCAAAAAGAACAAGAAGAACTAGAAAAGAAAAGAGCTGAAGAAAGGGCAAGAAAGGCAGAACTAGAAAAACAAAAAGAAGCACGTAAAAAAGAAATTGATAAAAAAGCCGAAGAGGTTAGTGAATTAATTAAAGAATTTGTTAAAGATTATGGTTATTACTCAAATTCAAATGCCAACACCACCGATGATACAAGGAATCTTCTATCATATTGGATGCATAAGTTCTGGATTTAATGAGGTGCAACACATGAATATTAGATTTATGAAATTAAGAGAAACAGCAAAAACCCCATTTAAAAGCACCAAATATTCTGCTGGATATGATTTATCAGCAGACATGAACGACAAAGTGCTTATAAGACCTCATACGACGGTCAAAATTGGCACAGGACTGGCGATTGAACCACCTAAAGGGTATTTTGCTGCCATCTTCGCTAGAAGTGGTATAGCTACCAAAGAAGGGCTTAGACCAGCAAACGCCGTAGGTGTGGTGGACGAAGATTACAGGGGCGAGATAATTGTCGCACTTCATAATGATAGTGAAGAAACTCGAATTATTGAGCCAGGTCAACGCATCGCTCAGCTTGTATTCTTACCATATATTGATGGTGAGTTCGAAGAAGTGAAAAGTTTAAGTAAAACTGAAAGAGCCGATGGAGGCTTTGGAAGTTCTGGTAAATAAAGAAAAAATATAATAGCAGGATAGTGAATCAGGAGCTACCCTGCTATTTTTATACCTGACGTGTGAAGTCATTTAAAGTATAACCAACAACGGAGGAAATTATGCATAAAGGAATAATAAGTATATTTGTAGATAAAAATACAACAAAAGAAGAGATTAAAAAGATAAGAGATGAGTTTAAAGATGATGAGTATATATTAAATATTATAATTAGTGGAAATGATGACTTTAAAAATGATTTGAAAAATTTTCTAATACAGTAGAATCTTTTTCATTGTTGTGGTATAATAAGCATAAAAATAAACAACAATGAAAGGATGTAAATATATGAATAAAACACAAATGCTAGTTACATATGCGGTAGCATACTTAAGATTATCAGTAGAAGATGGTGATGATAAGGAAAGCACAAGTATTGGTAACCAACGAAGAATTATAGACAATTATGCTAAAGAAAACAATATAATTATAACCGAGTATTATATTGATGATGGTTATAGTGGTTACACAATGTCTAGACCAGACTTCAATAGATTAAAAGAAGATTTGAATAACGAAAAAATTCATACTATAATAGTAAAGGATGCCTCAAGACTTGGCAGACATAATGCCAAAGTACAATTATTCTTAGAAAATATTTTAGAAACAGGAAACAGAATACTCTTATTAGATGACGGTTATGATACAGCAGATGAAAAGACACATGATATGATAGGAATTAAAACTTGGTTTAACGAAAGATTTATTATTGACACAAGCCGTAAGATTAGAGATAGTATTACTGCACTACAAAGAGATGGTAAATGGATTTGTAGTGTGCCTTATGGATTTAAAAAAGACATGTTTGATAAGAGTAAGTATGAAATAGATCCTATAACTGCTGGCTATGTTGAACAGATTTTTGATATGTATTTAAACGGAATGGGATTGCATCAAATTTGCAAAAGATTGTCGCAAATAAATGTGCCAACACCAGCAATGATAAAAAAACAACATCAAGAAGAAAGAGGGGCTGTGTCTAAAAGAAAATCAAAAGGTATTTGGGATGCAACTACGGTATCTAGAATATTAAAAAATGATTTTTATATCGGAACACTCACTTTATCAAAGAGTAAACGTAGATCTATTAATGGCAAGCAAATTGAAAAACCAAAAGAAGAATGGAAGGTGTTTCCTTTGGCACACAAACCTATTATAGATCTTCAAACATTTAGCTTAACACAAAAGGTAATGGCTGACAGGTCGGCATTCAACTATAGAGGGCAAAAAAATAAAAAAGTAAATCCTTTTTCGGGACTATTATATTGTGCCGATTGTGGCGAAAAGATGACCTCGAAGGGTGGCGAGCATACAAGATATATATGTAAAACTTATAATGTTTTAGGCACCAAAAAATGCTCTAGTCACGCCATTAATGAAATTACTTTGACAGAGGCTCTAATGGAAATATTGAAGCATTGTAAAGGTAATCTGACGCATGTTATAAAAGATATAGATAAAATAATTCAGGCTGAAATGCAAGCAAAATCACAAAACAAACCTGCCAATACTGATAATCTAGTGCACAAACTAGGTCAGCTACAACAAGAACTAGAGATATTGATTCAGCAAAAGGTTAGAGACACAATGAAAAATCCAACCATGGCAGAAATGATTGCAAAAACATATGATGATATACAGGACGAGAAGCTAAAAGAAATGAAGATGATTGAAAGACAGGTATTAGACAGCCAGGTAGAAGAATTAGATGATGTTAAAATTAAAAGTGGACTTAATAATGCAATAGCAATAATAGATGATATTTTAACAACTAAAAAACTTACTAAAAAACAAGTTCTAATGCTTGTTGATAGAATAAACGTGCACGAAGATAATGGCTTAGATGTAATGTTAAAGGGAAACCTACATGAGTTATGTAGTAACTATTTTAGAGCTAGCGATAGTAGAATGGCAAAAATTAAAAAACATATATGCAAATATGTCTTAGAAAATCCAGAAAAAATTCTTACACCAGATGTAGTTGTATATGTTAGAAGCCAAGGCATCAGATTGGCATATCAAACTGTTTCTACAATACTAAAGGATGAGTTGCTTGCCAATGGACTTATAGAGCATAGAAAATCTCATAGGGGTTACAAGGTAATTGCTACACCAGAAGATGTGCGTGCTCAACTTATAACTGACCATGTTGTAGGCATTACCAGATGGTTACGCAACAACAATGACATAATCGGAATAGCACATAAAATAGTAGAGTGGATTGAAGGAACTAAATATAAGAACAATAGATTTTAATAGAGAGCCGAAAGGCTCTTTTGTTTTACAAAAAAAGGCCGCTATATTTAGCGACCTTTTGTTATCTCATAAATTGCATTAACAAATCTCTACTACTTGGTGTAATGCTTTGTTTAATCTCTGGTTGAATAGGAGAGATTGTATTTAATGTATTAAATGTAATTGAATTTTTCATTGACATATTTGCTTGAATTACTTTTGACATACTATTTACCTTATCTTCAAATCTTTTTATTCTTTGTAATGGGAATTGCATACCTGCCAATATCAACACGGACGTTGCTTCTGAATAGCCCACAAAAGTGTCATAAGGTATACCAAATTCATTTTCTAGTGCTGTCATTTGAAATGATTTATTTGAAGTACTTAAACCTATATACATAACTGATTTAGCCTCTATATCGGCGTATATTCCGTTTCTAACGCCGTTTATGATATCGGCGACCGTACTCTTAGGTTTGCTTTGTTTGGACAGTACAGCCACTCCTGGGGTGTTTAAAAGCGTTTTTATTTCGCTCTTGTCTAAATTGCCTAATTGACTACAGTTATTTATATTTAAGAATGCATCCATATCTCGAACAAACTTATTGTTAATTACAAACTTGTCTTCGTGCTTTGAGTTATCAAGTAGAAAAGTAGCACCAAGCCCTTGAATGCTGTTTAATTCAGCAAGTGCGTTATAGGCATTCTCACAGCTTCGTATAGACTCTTTTATATCATCAGGCATAACTAATGCCATAACAACATTTCGTCCGTTCTGGGCCAAATATGAGGCTATAAAAGTACTTAATCCAGAACCTGTGCCACCACCCAATGAAGAACATATTAAAATATATTTTTCCTTTAGAACAGAAGTGATATTTTCTATAATTTCATCTATGGATTGTGCGGCAAGTTGTAAAATTGCCTGCCTGTTCTTTGATGCCCCTTCACCGTTCCTAATATGAATACGGTGCTTTGCATTTTTAATGCTATTGAGATCTTCGATAGAGCTATTAACGTATGCTACATTATAACCAAGTTCCTCAAATCCGTGTGCTATATTTGAGCCAGCTGCCCCAAGTCCTAAAATTGCTATTTGTTCTTTCATATTATTGTACCTCCTCTAATAATTCAATTCCTAATTGCGTGATATAGTGAGTGTTAAACTTTCCATCTTTAATCCCTTGTGAGATATAATCATTTTTATATAAGAAGTTTACGGCTCTGTGTAGAGTAGTATAACTCTTGCCTATAGGACAATAATTTGTTATTTCTTCTGTTGTAATTGCTGTAGCAGATGAAATAGCTTGTGATTTGGATAATATTGACAATAAAATCAAATGTGTGCGATTAAGTTTCATTTAAGTTCTCCCCTTTTCGTTCAATTGCATCAAGGTGCAATCAAGTGTTAAATTTATAATATCACCTTGATGGCACTTCTGTCAAGTCACTTTGCAATCACTTTGAAAATTTGTTATAATATTTTTGAGGTGATAAAGATGACAATGAAAGAAGGGACTAAAACATTAAGTTTTAGAATAAATGAACAATTAAAATTTGAAATCGAGAAAGAAGCATTTAAACAGGGAAGGAGTGTAAATAACTTATTAACTAAAATAGTTAGAGAATATCTAGAGCAAAAAAAATAGGGAGACTGGTATTAAACCAATCTCCCTTAAAATTTATCTTATTTCTTTAGTTCTTCTACAATTTGTTCTATTTTATTAGTTAAGAATGCTTCTACATCACCATACGTGTCTTGTATAACCGTTTTAGCATCTGTGGTAAGTTGTTTTTGCACAGCATCCCAAGTTTTTACAAATGCTTCTTTTTGTGCTTCAGCATCAAAAGTACCAGCTTTTTTAAGTTCTTTTACATATGTGCTAGTTGTGGTTTCTACCGCAGCTATAATCATATCATTAACAAGACCAAGTGTTACTTGTGCCTTTTCGTTTTTAATTTTCGTCTTGTTATTATCATATAATGACTTAAGCCAAGTGCTTAAAAAACCAGCAAGTACTGGTACAACCGCAGTAATAACTGCTATTAAAATTTTTTCCCATTCCATAATCTATCTCTCCTTTTAATCATTTTGTATTGCAATGCGTTTAATTGTTCTTTTTATGATAATCAGGAAAGTCTTGTTTGTTATAATAATCCATTATAAAGTTAAATTCTCTCTCTCCCGTACCATTCTGGTGCAATACTTCCGAATATTTTTGATAAACGGCGCGTATATGATCCATTTCTTCTGGATGAAGTCTGATGCGACGTCTACACCTATTTCCACAATCAAATAATTCGGAACGAAGACGATCCGCTTCATTTTCTAACACGTTACTTTTAACTTGCTCTAATTGTGATGTTAGATTTTCATTAGTTGCCAACAACTTATCCATTTTCCCATCAAGTTTCTGTATAAGTTCGTCATTACTTCTTACACTATCATCTACACAATGCATCCAATTATTGCGTTTAGCAATGTTCTCTGGGTTGTAATGTGAGTTAAACTCTAACAATGCTTGTTTACAATCCTGTATCATCTGCTTTGTATCTTCTTTTTCTTTTTTCTTACGTTTGAAATATTTGCGTACTTTTAGGAACTCAGGAACAATCTTGCCTTTAAGTTCACAAAGTTCTCCAATAATCTGAAGAATAAGGAATAGTCCAACTAAAGCAATAGCTATTGTCGCTGGAATTCCTAAAAATTCTATGCCTTTAATTATATCTCCCATTTGATATTTCACCTCCTTTTAAAGTAATAAATCTCTTTATCTTTTTACTCCAATTGGAGTGATTCTATTTCCATTTTCCATGTGCTATAATATTAAAATTGGTTGTGTAGGCAGGACTATGATTATATTTATAAGATAATACAAAGCTATTAACTGTATGAGATATACTGTTATTACTTGCACAATCCCCACATGCAGAAACCAAAAGACCACATTTAGCAGGAGTAATCATTACTGTAAATGCAGTATTAACAAAGGACACTGGCATTGTTACAGTAAAACTATTAACACCATCACTAAGTGCTGTCGGATTATGACTTGCTGTTCCAACAACTTCCATTGTTCCACTATTCCATTTTTTCCATGACCAAACACCACTCGCTCCTTGCTCAACAACATAATCAGTAAGCTTGGTACCGTTAAAATATATGTTGGCGCTACCGTTACCAAGTGCTATACTATTAGCTTTATCGGCGTATGTCATTACGGCTCTGTTGTTGTTACCATCATACACACCAATAGCCGTAGCGCTGCTTGCACTACCACCAAAAATATATGTATTGTGTGGATTTGTTGCATTGTCGGGTGTACTAAATCTTATACTTCTTTCAGCAGAGCTTTCTTTATTACCACCCATATACAGATGGCCTTTAATAAAAGCATTATTATTTACTTGCAAATCAGTACCAAGGGTGGTTTTGTAATTTGCGACCAGTGTGCCGCTAATTGCAGTATTGCCATCAACTGACAAAGCACCCCTTACTCGCTCGTTCCATTGTACATCTAATAAGTTGTCGGTTTCTGCCATTTTACCAAAACCTATACCCTTACCGTTAGACTTAATATTCATTGGTCTTGAAGCTGCTTTTAATGTACCAGATTTAGTTGCTGTAGCACTATAAGCGGTATCCTTAATGGTAGCCGTGATAGTGTATGTTGTACCAACAGAAAATCCACTTCCGTAAACACCAGACCAAGAGCCACTTGTATTTGTTGTAGCTTGTACTGTTGTTGCTGTACTATTACCACTGTTGGTCAACACAACAGTTCTCGTATTAGCACCATTAATCGTCGAATAAGATGAGTTTACCGTTACATAAGCGTATGTGCCATTTTCATCAATTGTTCCATTAGAAGTACAACGTTGCACCGATATAGATGAAATTGTAGGTGCTGCGTATGGTTGCACTTCAATAGATAAACCCTTGGACGCAGTTCTACCTCTGTTGTCTGTAACGGTTACAGTATATTGTGCATAACCAGAATATTGTAAAATTGCACTCGTGGCGCTAGCTGTGGTACCAGAGTAAGAAAGATTGTTGCCACTGAAAGTATAAGATTTAATTCCCGAACCGCTACCAGCTGATGCTGTAGCTGCTAATTGCACTTTACTCTTGCCTTGTACGTAATATCCACCCTTGCCGTCTACAACAGTAGTCGTAAATGCACTAATAGAAGGCACAATTGATGTTGGCACATTTGCCGTTACAGATTTACTTGTACTTGCCACCAATGTGGTACCATTGTATGTTTCTAGAACTACAGTAAGTGTTCCACTAGTGCTACTAGGAAACCAACTGTGTTCTATTACATCACTAAATGTGTTAGTGCCTGCCGCCAAACTAATTGTGTTTCTAGTTGTTGAGCCGGTTTTTAAATACACCTTGTGGTTAAACGCCGTAGATGATGGCGTTACTGTGCCAGACAATGTAGCACCAGTATTAATGGTTGCAGGTACAGTTAATCCCGAAGAACGTGGAATTGTTGGAAGTGTAATAGTCTGACTCACAGACATTGTTCCAACAGAATTTCCACGATAAGTTCCATTCATAACAAAAGTACCAGCGATATTACAAGTTGCCGTACCATTACTATTATGTGTTACTGTTACTGTTTTTGTAGCCAATGTAGTTGAAGTGGTGGTAGTACCACCATAACTAATTGACTTTGTATAATTTGTTTTACTACCACCTACAGATATATACGAACCAGATATCGCAGTCGCATATAACGCATAGTGGTTTATTAATTTTAATGTAACTGTGACGGTTGATGTGTTAGCTGATGTATTTTGAGTATACGAATAATCAGCCACTAAGGTCATACCGCCAACAGATGTTCCGTTAATTGTTGCCATTTCTTTTTACCTCTCTTTTAATTATTTGAAATTATTGAGAGGCTACCATTGCTCTCAACTACTAAACTAAAGCCACCTAAATTGATAGTAGGTGCCTGTTGCATTGTGCTACCAGAATACTTGCCAGTTACGGTTAAAGGTGATATAATCTCAGCTTCTTTGATATGCATCTTGCTTCCAGATATGTAAGCAATAGCTTCATTGCTTTGATTAAATGATAGCCTATCACTTGATAATGTTGTAGAAAATTGTGAAGCGTTGCCATTAGCATCTACCGCCTTAATGTTAAGACCAGTGTTAGAATCAAACGAAAAGAACTGATCGTATTTGTTTGTGCTTTCTTTAAGCTCTTTTAGTACTTGATCATATCTCGTAGCAGGTATCCAATCGTCTTTTGAATAAGTTGTATTTGCGTGTTCGGCCTTTAATATTTCACCATACGCACCATCTACTGGCATATCACTTTCACTGATATCTGTACCAACAACCCAAATATCACCAGCCGAATAAGATGTAGGTTTTGTGGTAAACGTAGTTACTAAATCATTTTTATCTTCTATTGTTGCCAAACCTACATACTCAATGCCGTTAAACACCATTATGCATTTATAAACATTTCTAAATTCAATATCGGAATGCACGACATCATATGATGGTTCAGTAGCACCAGCAATGACAGTATCGACACCGTTAGATACCGTGTACCATTGATATGTAGCATCTGCCGTAATTTTTGTGTCACCGACATATGCGAACGTCTGTAATGTAATCCTTTGTGTATCCTTGGACAATATATACCCATTTTCGGAATACACTTGGAATGTTACAGCCGCTTCACCTGGGGCGCCAACATCACCCTTTGTGTTATACCAAGTATATGAATTTATAGTTGTTGGCGCTGTACTACTTGTACCAGAATATACACCCATATAATTACTAGGAGTAGTCAATAATGTTGTACTATCCTCGGTTTCTTTGTACCTGATATGAACATAATAACTAGTACCATTTGTTCCATTTGCCCCACTAGCACCAGTTGAACCCTTAATTAACGCCCAAGTATAAGATGTGTTAGTTGTAGGTGCAGTAGCACTTGTCGTAGAGCAAGTTCCCATATATTGTGTATTAGTTTGTGGTGTTGCTGTCATACTACTACCATTCGCATTAGCAGAATAACGAATGTGCACATAATAAGTTTGTCCATTAATTCCGTCAGCACCTTTAAATAACGACCATTGGTAATCGGACGCAGTGTTAGATTCTGTTGCCGTAGATTTGTTATATGCTAAACCAATATATGATTTACCATTTGGGCTATCAGACATATTTGTACCACTGGCATCATCAGCATACTTAACCCAAGTGTAATACGTTCTACCATTCACACCATCTACACCGTTAGCACCCTTAATTAGAGCCCAGGTGTAATCAGAATAGTTTGTAGATTCTGTGGCAGTAGTCTTATTGTACGCAATACCCATGTAGGTTTTACCGTCTGGCGAATCTGACATACCCGAAGTTGGCGTGTCAGCGTATTTTATCCAAGTATAATAGGTTGTTCCGTTTTCGCCCTTGATTTTAATCGGCGTACCCCAAGTGCCACTTGTCGCATTCGCTGCAACCTTTTGGCTCATCCAAATGGCACTCGTAGTCGCATTAGTATGCCATCCGTTGGTTGTTCCATTGCCAGTAGGTACACTTGGTGTTGTCGCACTATCGTTATATGTAATAAATACAGACAAACCATTTGAGCCTGGCGTACCATCAGAACCATCAGAACCATCAAGAACCATTAATTCCCAGCTTGTGCCGTTATATATTTGTACAGTATGGTCGGTAGTGTTTCTATAAACCCAATTTAACTTAGGTGAGCTTGGAGGTGCAGATAAATCACCTTGCCAAACAATAGAAACACCATCTTTACCATTTTGCCCGTCAACACCATCACGGTAATCTATACCTTTAATTGGTGTGTAACCTGCTGGGCCTTGAATATTGCCCACGCTTTGCCAATCATTATTATCTAGGCACCAAACATATAATTCGCCTTGTACTAAATAAGTGTCACCTTTCTCTCCAGTAGGATGTGCGGCTTTTAGTTCGGCTAATGTATTATAGCTACCTAAAATCGCACCCACTGTGCCGTTAGAACCATTTTCTACTCTTGTGAAATCCATCTGTGAACGAGCAGTTAACCCGTCATATACAACTTCGCACGAATAAGTTTGTATGCTTGTTGCAACAGATAAAACATTGCTTTTAATAATATATTTTGCACCACTTGATGTACCACCAGCACCCTTCCAAGTAAATGCTGTTATTTTATCCGTAATATCATTTGCATCTAAATAAACCCTTACTTCCAAGGTTAAATTTGTTTTACTCCAGTCGGGAGTGTAGGTGTTTGTGTTATTATCGTATATTTGAATGGTTGGTAAATTTGAAGAAATGTGGACTTCTAGCTTACGCTTATCAGACATATCTACAAAAGTTACGCCATTTGATTTTATTGTTCTGTTTGTCATTACTCTCCCTCCTTTATTATTTGTAATCGAAGTTTACGTCACAAGTAAATGTGGCGTTACCTTCTAAATCTTTATTTGTTATTGTAAGTTTATTACTTGTTTGATTTTCGTGAGCCGTATTCCAAGCAGCATCATCTACATTTGAAACACGCTTCCATGAGAACTTTGCACCACTGTTTATTATTTCCTCGGTAATTTCTGTATCGCCAGAATAAACCTTAGCTGTTAATTCACAAGAGCTAGTTGAAGTTGTAAATACAGTTGATGTATTGTATACAATATCTACATAAAAACCACCATTGGCGATATCTACTATTGTGCTACTATCAGCTACTTTTGTTCCATTGTGTATCATACTCATTTCGCCATTGGAATTAACAATAAATTGTGTACCATTTGGATCACCTATGGCAATCGTTCCACCCACAATGTTTGCACCCGAAACGTAACCACCAATAAGACTGTCGGCTAACACACCTGCACGTTCTTCCCCGTTAACAGTAAATTTACCGAAACAAGAAGCTGATGTTTTCCAGCCGTCCGGACTGTACACTAGTTTATTATTCGAGATAATCATTTGCTCATCTTCGTATTGATCCGTTGTACCCTCTATTAATTTACGGCATTTAATACCACTCTGACCAATCTCTATCGCTTGACCACTTGTTTTGCCTATTTCCAAGGTAACATCAGCTAAACCATTATTAATATCATCTTCTATTTTATTTGTTTTCTCGGTCGCTTTATTCCAAGCTCCTCCAGATACAGAAACGGCTTGACCAGCCTTAATAGCCATTTTTAATAGGTCTGCGGTTTTATCAACCTCATCTTTGTGTTTAACCAAATTCCCAAAATTACAACTAAAATCACTTAAATCTGAAAAATTCAAATGAACTTCAAGCAACCTAGCTCTCTTAACCAAACCATCTCCAAGCCCAATGCGAATAAATTTACCAAGTTTAAATTGATCTCGTTGTATTAAAGGCTCAAACTCTGGTAATGCCAAAATGTTTGCCATAGTCATAGAAAATTCAAGACTTGGTTGCGATATTTTCTTCAATTCTTTGCTCGCATCTTCTAATAGTTCCTTATAAATGGACAATCTTTCTTCTTCTGATTCATAACCAGTAATAAGAATATTATCGTTGCTATACTCACCCTCACGAATAAATGGTGAAAATCTTTGCCATTGCTCTACTGTAAAGAATTTATCCATATTTGTTGCCGCAGTATATCTGTCCATTGCGTTACGGTGAACGGCTTGTGAATTTTCATATGCGACATATGGTGTTTTATCTTTTATATATACAGCGTATACGTGTTTACCACCATCAAATGATGTAGTAAAAGTATATAATGGAATTGAAGCATCGAAACTTCTACGAGTAATGGTATAATTAGCCCCAAAATGCTTCTTGGCGGCACGATAGAACTGTTCGTCGGTAATTTGTCCATTGGCGGCAAGATTAAGGTTTTTAGGGTCAATTTTA